TTTTGCAAGGTGCAAATTCTGGAATTAATCATGGTAATGTTGCAAATGGAAAAGAAACATACCCAGAAGATATTTATATAAGACATGATGGCTTAAATGAAATTACTGATTGCAAGTTTTATTGCCAGCAATTTACTGGAACTTATGAAGGTGGCCAAACAGCTTTATTAGATTTTGATGAATTAAAAGCTTGGGGAGATGCGAGCGCCTCTAAAGGGTTCTTGCTTGATGTGAACCACGATGGGATTTATGAATATAATTTAAGAACATTCCAAATGGATAGTTTAGCCAATGCTGTGGCCTTAAATGATGCTAGTGCTGGTGGCGCTAATTCCGATGATATAGGAGTTGGTGGAGAAGCTCATATAAAGCAAAAGATTGCTGTTCCTTCTACTGAAAATGTTGCAGGCGTTAGACTTATAGACTTTTTACTAGCATTTTCATATACTAGTTAAACTATTTTAAAATATTTTGTCCCAATTGCTCTTTTTTATCGTATAATATATGTGAAGGATAGTATTTATACATATTTGGACCAAAATAACCACAAGTCATTGATGATATTTGGGTTATATAAAAATAGGTCACAAGTGAATGAGTCAGATAGTCTAAATTTAAACCTCATAAGCTTGGGCCTATGAGGATTTTTAATTATATGGGAACCCGTTGGATAATTCATAAGAAAGACGGTCAAACAGTAACTTCTAATTGGGATTCAAACGATGTTTCCTTTAGAAGAAATTGGTCCGAAGACATAACATCTATCCAACTTCAAAGAGAAGAGGATAAAAAACTCTTTACTTTATCTGCTAGAAAGAACTCTAAGGCTCTATTTTGGCAGACAGATGATTTTATTTTAGACCCAAATAATGGACAATCAAAAATGATTGCCAGGAAGATTTTTAAGAGTCTAGGTAATGATAATTGGTTGGAATTGGTTTTAAATACTGACGAGAGTATTACAATAAATGTAATAAATAAGAAAATTAAGGTAGTATAATGGTAGATACAACAAAAAAATTATATACACAATTTAATATACAAGCAATTGTAAGAGACCCTTGTGATGCTAATTTTGAAGCCTTGTTGAACCAAGTAGCGGTGCAAAAAAGGCCCTATGACAGTAATGAAGGTGTTCGTGTAGTAAACGATTATGGTGAAGTTTTACTTTCTTATCCAACTGCTCCCATAATTAATAGTTCTTTAAAAATAAGAGTAGATAGAGAGCGAAATAGGACAGCGGAAGGTTTACGAGTAGAGACGCAAGGGGGAGTTGTTACGGCAGATTATAGAGGATTTGTATGTGCTGGTTCGGATGTTTGTGAAAACGATGAACTTTTTATAGGTGTAAGGCATTATAAGGTATTAGTAGTTGATGAATTATTTGAGAGGGAAAAACTTCATCATTTGGAATTGCGTCTTTCAAGACTTGACCTTTTGTAAGGAATTAAATTATGGATGCTAATGTAAAAGTAACTGGAGCAGAAGAAGTAATAAATAAAATACAGAAATTCAATGATATAGCTTATAGTGAATTAGGCCAGAAGATGGTTGAGGTTCTTGATTCTGTTATGACAGATGCTAAATATTTTGCCCCAGTTGATACTGGTTTTTTAAGAGAACATATTACAGGTAGGGTTATTAGTAAAATGAGGGGTGTTGTAATTATTGGGCGAGTTAGGTCTAGTGCCCGTTATAGTATTTTTCAGGAACTCGGCTGGTCAGGCCAACCAGAGGGGCATCCTTATTTGGTTCCAGCAATAAATAAAAATAAAGTATTAATGTTTGATAAATTTAAGAGTGCTATGGATATAGCCATAGAAAAAATGGCCGTTGGAAAATATTATGGTGGTGGAAAAGAAGGAATATTAACACATACTTTGGCAGAATAATATGTTAGACTTAATTAAATTAATTAGAGACCAATTACTTGCAGATTCTACTATTACTGCTTATGTTGGTAGTAGAATTTATATGGAAGGAAAACCAGTTGTAAATACTGAAAACGATTATCCACAAATTACCATAGAAGCCTTAGATGGGCCTACGGATTCTTTAACAAACGATTATTTTTCTGATTTACGAATAAATGTTTGGGCAAAAGGCTCTGGGCAAAGAACTACTGCTGGTTTAATCGCCAAGCAAATTCTTTTAAATATAGACAAAAAATCGTACTTAACAAATGACCCAAAAGTTTATCAATTATGGAAATCAAATAGTGTTCCGATTTGGGAAGATGATACAAAAGTTTTTCATTTGGTTCTTACTTTTGATGTAGTTATGGAAGGTTATGGTGGGGATTGTTAAATTTTAAACAAGGAGGAAAATAAAAAATGTCAGATAAAACATATTCAGTAAAATCACAAGGGCAGGCACAGACAATTGCTAATTTAAAGAAATATTTGACTTTAGAGGTTACTTCAATTAGTAAAGATGATACGATTACAGTAAATGCTTTAACTACCGTGAATAAAGCTCAAGTTATTGATTTATCAGATGGAACAGAGTATACTAACACAGTAGCAACCAATGTTATTACTATTACAGATGTTCTTTGTGTAAGTAAACACGTAATAGTTTTAGTTGTAGGGGTTTAATTTAAATAAATAAAAAGGAGGAAATTCAAAATGGGAACTCGTAAATTTTCAGTTGGAAGGATTAAGCGGGCAAGCGTCTATATAGGAGTATGTACAGGTATTACAGTTAGATACGACGGCAATCCGCAAGAGTTTCGTGGTGGGGATTATCGTTATCCTTTAGACATTGTTCCTGGAGACCAATCCTTAGTAGTTACAGCAGAGTCTGCTGACTACGACGCTACAGAGCCTACTTTTGGTGTTGCAGAAACATTAGAGTTAGAAGCTGGGGCAAATACTGGTGGTATAGTTGTTACTTTAACCAACATGGTTTTAGTTTCAGCCGAAATTACATCAGCTCAGAATGCTTTTGTTGCAACTCGCTTAGAGTGGAGAAAGAAAGATACAGAAGTTTAATAACATAATATAGATTAATAATAGAAATTAAAAGGAGATATAAAATGGCTAATGAAAATGTTATCAAAAGGAAGGGTCTGTCTATTACTTTAAGAGATGGTAATGAGTATACTGTTTTACCATTACCTATAGATGACTTGATTGATATTTGGCCCCTAGTTGTAAAATTAGAAAATAAAGAAAAAGATATTGACATTGAATTATTAAATGACATTAAACATCTTGTTTTTGTGGCTTTAAAAGGGTCAAATAAAATAGAAGAATCTGAAGTTGGTAAAATAGTAGATTTAGCAGACCTTCAAGAAATTATTAAAGTTATTGTCGGTCAAAAAGCTAAAATAGAAGCATAATATTATGGGTTATGATATAGATTGGGCAGAGCTTATTGATATTTTGGCCAAAGAATATGGATGGACTATAGAGTATATTAAGTCCTTAGATTTAGGCCAAATAACTTTATTGTTAAAAGTTATCAAGGCTAGATATGATAAACAAAATAATAATGGAGGAAATACCGAAGAAGAATTATCTATATCAGATTTAAAAGCTATGGGTGGTAAAGAAAAAACAAGAGAAGATGGAAGAAAAGAAATTGTAATATAGTTTAGTTGGAGGTAACTTAAAATTGTAAAAATAGGCGAGATAACTGTAGAAATTTCGGCAACTACTTCAAAACTTCGTGCTAATCTTGCACAAGCTTCTTCATTAATTAGAGACTGGTCGTTGCTATCTCAAGGGCTTACTGCTGGTGTTAGTAATGCTTTTAGAATTGTTAGTACAGTTGCTATAAGAGGATTGCAAATTAGTTTGGCAGGATTAGCTGGAACATTTATGGTTACTGCTAAAGCTGGTGCAGAATTTCAAGATGAGATAGTTAGGGCTTTTGTTATTATGAAAGAAGGTGGAAATGCGGCAGCTGGGGCTTTATCTCAGCTTACAGAAAAAGCATTGGAACTTGGAAGAGATACATTATTTTCAGCTACAGATGCTGCTGAAGGTATGCAAATTTTAGCAAGAGCTGGTTTTAATACAAGAGAAGTGCTAGACTCTATAGGACCAGTTTTGGATATGGCTATAAATGGAGAATTGGAACTTGCCGAGTCCTCCGAGATACTTGTATCAGCAATAAGAGGATTTAATTTAAATGCCGAGGATTCAAAAAAAGTTGCAGATGTTATGACTATGGGGGCTAATGCAGCATCTACTAGTTTGGGTGAGTTAGGAGAAGCTTTTTCATATGTAGCACCTGTAGCAATGGCATCTGGTCTTTCAATAGAAGAAGTTACAGCTGCAATAGGTCTTTTGTCAGATTCAGGAATTAAAGGGAGTATGGCTGGAACTTCATTGAGGAGAATTTTATCTGAATTATTAGCACCTACTGGAAAAGCAAAAGATATATTTAAAGATGCAAATCTTACTTTTACTGATAGCTCTGGACGACTTAAACATTTGACATCTATTGTTAGAGACCTACAAAAAGCTAATTTAACAGCTGGTCAAGTTTTTGAAGCTTTTGGAGACAGGGCAGCTTCTGGAGTTGAGGCTTTGATTATTAGGGGTGCACCCGCATTGATGGAATTACAAACACAGTTAGAAAATTCTCAAGGAGCTGCTGACAGAATGTCACAAGCTTTTAGGACTACTGTAATTGGAAGAGTAAGGGATTTATTTGCATCCTTAAAAAATCTTGGTTTAGGTTTTTCTCAACAATTTAATGAACCCTTAGCTAAGGCTATATATGCAGTTCGTAATTTTATTGTAGATATTACAGATATTGCAAATAGGATGGGTTTATTTAAAGCAGCTGTTAATGGTGTCCAAAAGGTTATGGCTCCAGTTATTCAATGGATAAAGGAATGGTCTATTGGCTTTAAAAAATGGTTATCTGAATTAACACCACAAAAAGTTACAACATTTTTTGATAACATTGCTACTAGAGTTGCTACTGTTGTTAAGTCTTTAAGAGAAGGGGAACTTAAAAAAATATTTGAAGAAGTTTATAAGACAGTGCTTACTATGGGAAAGGCTATTATTGGGACTATTTCAGAAATTTCTAAAGCTTATTTAGCCATGCCAGAAGGATTAAAAAATATTGTTAGACCAATGGCAGTATGGTCAACTTTAATTTTGCATTTACTTGGTGGATTTATGAATATTCTTATATTTGTTATAGCTATTAAGGCTGTATTTATTCCAATTATAGCAGGTGCTGGTAAACTTATTTTATTATTTAAATATGGTTGGGTTGCAATAGCTGGAATACAAATTACTTTGGCAGCAATAGCTGGTATACTAGTAGGGCTTACAATAGATAAACTTTTGGGTGAGTTTTTAAGATTTAGACAAATTGCTACAGCTGTTCTTATTCTATTTGGTGCTATTGGTCCTACTTTAAAACTAGCTGCAATGGGTTTATTGGCTTTTTCACAGCCTTGGAGATTGTTAAATAAGGACTTTAAAGATGAAATGTCAGCTACTGTAGAAGACATTAAAATAAAAATAGGAGCACTTAAAGAGATAGATTGGTTAGGAAAGAATAAACCAGAAGGTGAAACAGGTAAAGAAGTTGTTAGCCCTAAAGGAACTGGTTATTTAGAAGTAGGAGGTAAGCGTATAGATTTAGAAACTATTGAAGCTAATAAAGAAGTAGAAGCTATTAAAAAAATGATTAGTCAATCAGAAAGAATTGGTGGCGCATTAGGACCGTCTATACGAACTTCTTTGTTAGTAGGATTACAAGGTCGTTTAGACGAATTAGAAAAGATAGTAATGGACCAAGAGGGAGATATATCGGCTTTAAACAGGCAAACAATAAAACCAGAAGCAGATAGAAAAAACAAAGCAAGAATAGGGGCGGGGTTAGAATAAGTGGGATTAATAAATAAAAATATAACTATTTTTGTAAATAAAAATACAAATAAACATTTATGTGCTTGTGGTTGTGGAAAATTTATTGAAGTAAATAGAACACATTTTAGATTGGGTATACCAAAGTACATTCTTGGACATAATAGTATTGCTAATAGAGAAAAAATTAGAGAAACTGTTTTAAATTATTTTAAAACAGAGGCTGGGAGATTACAAGCAAAGAAACATGGTATTTTCTTTAAGAAATATCGTAAAACGCATAAAATTAAAAAACCAACTAGAACCAAAGAGCAGATTTTAAAACACGCCGAATTGTTAAAAGAAAAGTATAAGAATGGGGAGTTAGAACCCTGGAACAAGTATAAAATTAATGTGTATGGGAATAAGACGCTTAAGAAAATGCGTTTAGCTAAATTAGGAAGAACTGGTAAGTTAGCACCGATGTTTGGTAAACACCATAGTTTAGAAACAAAAAATAAGCTTAGGATAGCTAAACTTGGGCATGTTCCAGGTAATAAAGGTAAAAAGGCTTCAAAAGAAACAAGGAAGCGGCTAAGTTTATCACATGGTGGTACTGGTATTCCTTATGAAAATACAGAGTATGGAGCAGTTTTTGATAGCACATTAAAAGAGAAGATAAGATTTATCGGTAATTATAAATGTAAGTTATGCGGATGTTCTCAATTAGAAAATGGAAGATTATTAGATGTACATCATATTGACTACGATAAGAAAAATAATGTTGTTGGTAATTTAGTTGCTTTATGTAGGCATTGCCACATTAAAACTAATTATAAGAGAGATTATTGGAGACTACTTTTTAAACAGGGGATATGTCATGTCAAACGGCTCGTTTAACGGTATAAATTTGGGTGACTACTGCTGGGTGGAAATTTCAACAGAGCAGGAAGTTGAAATCCATAAAATTCCACGTGCAGATGGGTCAATTTTGCGTAGGCGTGGTGGAGGTCTTAAAACTATTAATGTGGCGGGTTGGGTTAAAAAATTGAGTAGACAAGAATTGGAAACTTATACTAACGGGCTTGCCGCTGCTTTTGGTTCTGGTCTAGCAGATTTAGTAGTAAATCATAACACATATTCAAATTGTATTTTAAAGTCTATTTCACCTGGGTCAGATTATTATAAGTGGTCCAGGTTTAATATAGTATTTTATCGAAGTGGGGACTAATGTGGTTATTAGGGAAACTAAAATATGTTTGAACTGCGGAAAAGAGTTTAGTCCATCTTATTCTATTTCTAAAGTTAGATGGGAAAATGGCTATAATTTATGTAGTTTAAAATGTTTTCATATTTATAGAGGAAAACAAAATCGTAAAAAGCTTGCTCCAAAAGTTATAGATTTAAGTGTTAATCAAGGTTTGTCTAATGTTAAAATTTCTGAAATACTTAATATATCGTTATTTTTAATACGTAGAATTTTGAAAGAGAATGGAATAGAGTATAAAGAACATTATTTAACTAGGCATCCAGAAAAATCTGCTTTTTATGGTAAGACTAGAAGTTTGGAATCTATACAAAAGGGTAATAAGACTAAAATGGAAAACAATATAGGTAAAGGTGAAAACCCTTGGAATTGGCAAGGCGGTATTTCTGGTGAACGAGAATATATTATGGCTACTGCGGCTTATAAAGAGTTTAGAAAAAGCGTATTTGAGCGAGACGATTATACGTGTCAGCTTTGTAATAAGCGTGGAGGTAATTTGGAAGTTCATCATATTAAACCTTGGAGAGATTATCCAGAATTACGTTTTGATATAAATAATGGGCAAACTCTTTGTGTAGTTTGCCATAAACGTATTGATAAGTATAGAAAATAAATATAAAGGAGGAAAATTTTAATGACAAATGTAATTGTACATGTTAATCACACTAATACGGATGCTACTAGGATTGCACAACCAGCTAATTTTATTCAGATGGACCTAGCAAATGACAAGCTAATTTTTTCTGCTGGTTCTGCTGCTGTTGCTGATGGGCAGCCTACGCCGAGTTCCGCAGAACTTAATGAGGCTGCAACTATTATCCAAGCTGTTCCAGTAGAAATTGCGCATACATTTTTATTGGATGTATCTGATGTTGGAGCAGAATTAAAAGAAATGTTTATGGCAAATAGTGGAGACCATAGATATGTTATTTGCTTGGCTTTTGATGGGGCAACTGCTACAGAGCCCACATTGGAAGCTTGGGATGATGATACTCATGTGACAGCTAATTTGAATTGCTTAGGTTTAGGAACACCAGCAGATAGCATGTTGAAAGCTGTTTTAACTACCCCAGGTTCTCCTGGTGCTGGTTGGGTAGGGACACCAATAGCTGGTGGAGTTGCGCCGAATGTTTTGATGCTCAACAATTCGGGCGGGGCATTACCTGGGGCTACAGACGTATATGTAAATATACATTGGGATGTTCCTGGTAGCTTCCTCACGCCATTCATCGAGGCTCCAGTTATAAGTATAAGGTACACATACGTTTAGGAGATAGTTTATGCCAACTGGTATTTATCCAAGAAGCGAAGATTATAGAAAACAATGCGCTGAACGTATGAAAGGAAATAAACATCGTTTGAATATTCCGCATACTGAAGAAACTAAAAAGAAAATGTCAGAGTTTCAAAAAGCACATCCTAATTCTGGACGTTTTAAAAAAGGACAAACTTCTTGGAATAAAAATGTTCCAATGCCAGAAGAAACAAGAAATAAAATTAGTAAAGCTAATAAAGGAAAGTGGGCATTCTTTAAAGGTAAGCACTTATATAAAGAAACACGTGAAAAACTTAGTAAAGCTAGAAGAGGTATTCCAAGACCAGACCTTAGAGGAGAAAAGAACGGAATGTTCGGTCGTAAGGGTAAGCTTTGTCCATGCTATGTCGATGGAAATTCTACAAAACCGTATGCTTCTGGTTTTACAAAGAGATATAAAAATAAAGTTAGAAAAAGAGATAATAAAGAATGCCAAATATGTTTTAAGAATCAAGAAGAGTATGTTAAAAGAACTGGAATGCAGTTTCCTATACATCATATAGATTACTCAAAAGATAACCATAGTATGGATAACTTAGTTACGCTTTGTCCAGTTTGCCATGCGCTGACTAATAGACGAGAAGAAAGGATTTATTGGCAATTATACTTTATTATTTTGCTAAGTAATAAATAATAAGTCATTTTAATAAAAATAAAAAGGTGATAATATATCATGCCTAATCATATTTTTCGAGTGGTTTTTTGGGATTCGTCCATTTTTTGGGGGGGCGAATCTATAAAAAATTCCAAGTGGTTAGAAATTCCTGAAAAGGCTATTTCACGCTTGGAATATTTTTTTGTGTCTGGAGAAGGACTTATTTTGGAAGGTTTTGAATCTTATCTTTGCTTTGTTGAGGCCGTAGGAACTGTTGCTGGACCAGTAGGTAATTGTCCTAAATGTAACAGTAAAGGAAAAATATCTAAAAGAATAACACAATATACAAATAACGAAACTAAACAGGAACTTATTGCAAGATGTACAAAATGTGATTGGATTGGAAATATAAAAGATTTAAAACATTTAGTTAGTGGTGGTATGGATAAATATATTTATATTATGGGATTAAAGAATGGAATGGTGACTTCTTATCGTATTTCTTTAGCTGGTAAAGATGGCGAGGATAAGTATAGGATTGGGGATATTACTAAGAGAGTTTTACCATTGGGGCAAGAATATAGGGGCAGACCTTCCGATTTAAAATTATGGAAAATGGGGATTAAATAATGAGTTGGTTAAGCGGATGGTTATATAGAAAAAAACTTACAGTAGATGCAACTAAAGTTGATGCTGATTTGACTGATTTTCCAGTTTTAGTTAAATTAGATGAAACTAATTTTAATTTTTCTCATGCAAGAAGTGATGGTTATGATATTCGCTTTACTTATGATGATGGAGAAACATTATTAAAATATGAACGTGAATTTCATGGAGAAATTGCGGGAAGTTATGGAACAACGTTTTGTATTGGGGGAACGGCTAGTGCCGATTCAGTAAATGGTGGTGAGATTGCTGCTAATGCGTTTGATAATAATACAGCAACTTTTTGGACAAGTGCTCTTATTGCTATGCCCCACTGGTTAAAATATGATTTAAGTGCTGGTATTACAAAAATTGGCCGAAAATATCGTATTACACCACGTCGTTCAGGAGACTCTAATGGTGTGCCAAAGGATTTTAAATTACAAGGTTCTAATGATGATAGTATATGGACTGATTTAGATAGTCAAACTAATCAATCATGGGCAGATGATACTCCTAAAGAGTATACTTTTTCTAATTCTACGGCCTATCGTTATTATCGTTTGTATATAACTAATTCATTTGGAGGAACTTATGTTCAGATTAAAGAATTGGAAATAATGGAATATATAGAACCCTATAATGAAGCCTATTATTGGGTTAAATTACCAATAATTGATGATATAGTTGATACTGATTTTTATATTTATTATGGAAAATCAGACGCTGCCGATGGAGCAGACTCAACAAATGTTTGGGATTCTTATCATAAAGGAGTTTGGCATTTAAAGGAAAGTGGTAGTGGGATAGTGGGAGAGTATAAAGACTCTACAGTAAATGCTAATCATGGTCAAGGAGTATCTGCTCCAACATGTGTTGATGGAAAAATTTATAAATGCCAGCAGTTCGCTTCTAATAAAAAAATAAATATTCCAGACGCGCCAATTTTGGAACTAGGTAGCCAAAACTTTACAATTAGTATGAAAGTACTGTTTATAGCATTTGGGGGTAACTGGGGTCTACTTGGTCGGGCAGAAGGTGCTAGTTATTTTTATGTAGGTGCTGATAGTGGAGTTGGTACGGCTTTAAGATTTCGAGATTACGGCTCTGGTGGTGCAATTGATTGGTCTGTTAATCCAGCCTTTTCATTAGCTACTTGGTACGATTTAGAAATTACCCGAAACGGGAGCAATTTTAAGGTTTTTAAAGATGGAATACAAGTGGGTAGTACACAAGTAGACCCCGATGCTTTAGTTGATAGGGCACAAGGTTGGCAAATTGGAAATGTTTTTGATACTGGTTATTTTATTAATGGCTACATGGATGAGGTTAGATTTTCTATTGGAATTGATAGGGATGCTGCTTGGAGAACTACTAGAATCGCTAGTGATGATTTATCATTATTAAATTTTGGTGAAGAGGAACTTCTTCCTAATTTTGTAGATTTAGATACAGATATAAGGATTTCAGAACAAATAATTGAAGACATTAATATAGATATTCGTGTTAAATTAGAAGAGCATTTTAAAGACCTGGATATTGACCTTAGAGTGGGCAGTCAGTTAATAGAAGACATAAATACAGATATTCGTGTAAAATTAGAAGAACACTTTAAGGATATAGATTTAGATATTAGGGCAGTTGCTCAAACTTTAGAAAATATAAATATAGATATTAGAGTTGCTGAGGATGTTATAAAGGATATAATTACAGATATTAGGGCAGCTAAGTCAGTAATAAAAGATATAGATACGGATATTAGAGTTGTAGCTAGAAGTTTTTCTGACATTAATACTGATATTAGAATATCTCATAGAATATCTGCTAATAATATAACTATTTCTAGCTTATATCTTGAAGAGGGTTATTTTTTATCTGTAAAGGATGTTGTTATTAATATGGAAGTTTTTGGAGCTGTTAAAATGCAGTTTAAGAATGGGGGTGGGGCATGGTCTACTTTAGAACCTTATGCTAATACAAAGAATTGGAGTGTATCTGTAGGAGATGGTGATAAGAAAATATATGCTAGATTTACTGATATGGAAGGAAACTTATCTGATGGTACAGACCTTATTGAGGCTATTTTAAATACAATAACACCATATTCCGTTATTATTGAGGCCTATACTGATGATACCGCTACTGTAGCAATTCCAGATTCCACATATCAGACTTATAAAAAACCATTTTTTAGATGGAAGGTTCCAGAATTTAATATACCTTATATAGGATTTAGCGTAGCTTTAGATGATGTTCCTGATGACATTATAGATGTGCGAATACCAACTTTAATAAGAAATGGCATGGAAATAACCAAAGCAGTTCCGTTACCAGAAATGACAGTAACTATGGCTACTGGCTTTTATTATTCTGACCTGGATTTAAGAGAAACAAGTAGTCAGGATTTGACATTAGATAATGGCGGTTTAAAAGATAGAATAGATATAATTTATATTGATTCTGTTTTTGGTGTTTTGAGTGTAATCAAAGGCGAGGAAAATGATTCTCCCATAAGACCTGATACTATAGTTGGAGCTATTGAACTTGCAGAAGCTTATGTTCCAGCAGGGACTGTAAATATAGTTGATGTAACTTTAATAGATATAAGGCAGCAATATATAGAACTTCGTACGTATCTTTATGAAGCTCTATCACTAGGTCAACATACTTTTAAAGTAAAAGGAATATGCGTTAATGGACTAATTAGTGATATTGCTACGTTTAATATTTGGATTGCTAATGATAGTCCTATTATGGGAGAAATTAAATGTTATACTGATATTACAAAACTTGTTGAATTGGCTAATGGCTTATATCAAATTTCAGATAATACTCCTTATTTTGAATGGACAGTTGCACCAGCAGAGCCAGGACCTATTAGGTACTATTATACTGAAGATGGAACAGAACCTGATATATCAGATTCTTTTTTAACTACTAATAACTATATCCCTGGAGCATATTCAGAAGGAATTACTATTTTAAAAATAAAGCCCTATGATGTTACTACAGGATATTGGGGAGAAACTAAGTCTTTTATATTTATATATGGAACTCAAACCTTTACTGATGATACGGCAGTTATCTGTGGAAATACTATACTTAGACAAAGTTTAAAAGAAGTACATGTTAAAGAAATTTCTTGGGATTTTAACAGTGCAAGAATTTGTAGATTTTTTCAACCAGTAGCTTTTGATACTACTTTACCTTTTTCTGAGGGAAACACCATTAGCGTTATTTATGGTTCTGGTAATACAACTTTATTCAGAGGTAGAATAATGCAGATAGAAAGAACAATTGATATAGGACAAGAGGGAGTAATGTATCATTGTTCTGGACCTAGACAAGATTTGGCTGAGGAATATGCTTATATTGTTCACGATGATTATGGAGAAACAACTCAAATAACTTTTGACGATGTTCCATTAGGAACGGCCATAGATACTATAATTTCTAAATTTCCTACAATTGTAAAAAAAGTAGAAAGTTATCCATCTGGGGCAACTATATCAGATGAGTATATAGGTCAAATTGTTTCTAGTGTTCTGGATAGTATTTATGCAAAAACAAAATACGGTTGGTATATGAGACCAAATGGTAGTTTGGTATCTGTTGATTTAACTACTATAAATTCTGGAGAAGCCAAATTTGGAATTTATGGAACTACCGTACATCCAATATCACCACAATATAATGTTATGGCTGCTAATTTGCAGTTTGATATAACAAATAGGTACAATAAGTGTATAATTGAGGGAGCTAGAAAGAAAGAGAGAGCAATATTATTTGCTACCTGTACTGCTGGACCATTTTATACTGGACAACAGAATTGGCCTAGTAGTGATGATGCTTTTAAAATTTACAAGATTGATACGAAATGGGAAGTTGTAAAATTAATTAAAACATTTGTAAATTACAAAAAAGCGCTTGGTATAATTACTATTCCTAACGTAGATTATACTCCTGGTCAAGTTTCTACCACAATGCTTACTATTATCGGCGCTATGACAATTTGTAAAGATAATATGATTTATACTACAGAAAGACCAGATACAGTAGCATTAGCTGGTTGGAATCAACATATGTATTATCCTACTGGAGGTGGCGGAGTAGTTGAGGTATTTCGTGGCGAGCAGGCTCAGGGTTCCTTATCACCACTAAATACAATAAGATTTTCAAATGAAATATATAATTATTGGCCAAATTCTGTAGTTGTTGGACAAAGTTTTTCTCCTGGAACGCCCTGGGATGAAATGATGTCAATTAGTAGAGCGGCTTGGGCATATAAAGAATTTTTAAACAAAAAATGTGCATCTGTTAAGGCCGATGTTATAATAGAAACTATACCATTAAAAGTTGAAGTTACTGTTTCTGGAACTGCAAGTTCAATCAGCAAAACATTAAGAATAATTAATACTAGTTTTATATATAGTGAAGACCCCGATGATTTGGCTGATGATACTGTTAGAATGACGGAATATGCTGAAGATTTATTGGAAAAATATAAAGATATAAAAGTTAATGGTTCAATCACATTAGATACTATAGATTTAACTTGGGATTTAGATAAAACTGTAAATCTTATTAACACAGACCAAGGTAGTTGGAGTTCTTTAAATGCTAAAGTTATTGGTATAAAATATGACTTTGATATGAATACTACTACTTTGGAAATAACTTCTGAATATTTAAAATAAGGAGTTTATAAATGGCACTAACAAGAGAAGAAAGACAAACAATAGAAACCCTAATAAAAAAAGTTAGGGCTTTAGAAGATACCTTGAAGAGCCTTTCTGGAATAGTAGAAAATTTGAAAGAAATAGTATTAAAATTTGAAGCTACAAATATGGCAGATTGGACAGATGAAGAATGGTTAAATTTTTTAAGGCCGTTTATAGTTAGGCTTATATCAACACAAGGCTCTATATGTAAACATAATCATAAAAATGACCAACAAGGCGGCGACTGCTTTGCTAAACTCGGAGCTAATTTGATAGATGGTGAAGCTTAATATTAAATTTTTAAATATTTAAGGATAATTTAATAATGCCAACATTTACTTGGACAGCACCAGACCCTTTAAATAGTACAGCTAAAACAAGAAGTATTTACATTACTGAACTGCAAGCTGCTGCTAATGTAAGAAGAGCAGAAATTGGACTAGTCCCAATAACTTTCATTGACCAGAGTATAGGAAAAAAGTTTAGATTGGATGCTATAGAAGAGTTGAAGACTGTTACAAATGATTTAGCAATTTTATTTGGTTATCCGACAGGTGTTCAAGACCCTTTACTATTAGGTAGGCCTTATGTAACTATAACAAAAAAGTATGGGAAATATGTTTGCCATTATCCTATATTGAATGATTTAAGATTGGTTTTAAATTTACTTGAGATTCAATTAAAGTTTAATTTAATATTACCTGTGACTACAGGTTGGGCTATTGTTAGTGAATATAAAGATTCAAGTATGAAAATTAATAATGTTGTTCATTTTGGTGTGGGTTATCCAACGTCTGTATTTTGGAGTGACAAAGTGGTTTTTAGTGAGTTACACCATGACGATGGGTCTATCTTTATTACACGCATAAATAAAGATACAGGAGTTTTTTGGCTTAGTTGGGATGTTGGTGATGTTATTAGGCACAAGAGAGGTAAGGATATTTGTGCTGGACAACAAGGAACTGATTTAAATTATCAGTATGTTATAGGGACACCCCTAATTGGAGGAAATAATAAGGTAATACGATATAAAAATATAACAACATCGGATTTAGTTGCAACTGATATTTTTGATTTAGGTGCAAACTATACTAGTTCTTCTATAACAAATAATGAGAATTTTGTTTTTGTTGGTGGTCAAAATTGGGCGGGGATTCCTAGTTATTGGAATGCAGTTATTACAAAGTTAGCTAAGGGAGTTACAATGAGTTTAGCTGCCCAAAATTCTTTTTACTTAGATTTAATAACATTGCCTATAGGGGGTACTGTAGAAGGTAAGCAAGCTAACATATCAGCTTTAACTATTGATTCATCCTATATATATTGTTTTTATCAAGAGCAGTTACAATATAAGATTTTACCAGCCCCAACTGTAATTACTTTACTTAAATCAGCAATTATTAAAATAAGTTTAAATACATTATCTCCAAGTTTATTAATTGAACATGATGATACAATACAAGGGTTTTATACGTACCCTTTATTAGCAGGTACAGCTATACAAGGGGATTATTTGTATACTATGGGAGAGCAACATTTACCAATATTAGGAAAGTTAGTTGTAAGAGGTAAATCTGGAAACTTTATAAATTCTTTTAATAGTTTAGATTATAAGGACGGTTCTGGTTCTGAAGTTATTAGTGCAGGACATAGAAATTGTATAGCTAGCAATGATGAGCGTTTGATTGCAATACCAACTTAGTTAGATATTGATTTGCCTTCTTTGTCTTTTTTACAATAATCTCTGAATTGGCATTGTTTGCATTGAGTTGAACTTCTTGTATAATCTCTTATAGGAAGTTCTTTATTTTTTATATAATATTTTGCTTCTTTATATCTTCTTATTATACTACTAATTTTAATATCTTTATAAACCCCACCATTTATAACTGGATAAATTTCTTTGTCTATTTCTATCCAGTCTATCCTATGATAAACATCTTTAGTTGCGTATTTTGATACCATTGAAGGGCAATATTTTATTAAAAAGAAAGGTTGTTGTGGTTTATAATAAACAACATATAAAAAAGTTTGTAGAAGATGAGCATCCTTTGGTTTATTAAGTATTTGATAGGTACTGTTACTATAATTTTTTACTTCTATACCGCAATGTTCTTGTTCATTAGCAGCTATTATATCTATTTCTCCAGATAAAATAATATCATCTACAATATTAACTTTAAATTTTCTATTGTCCTTTTTGTTTATTTCTTTTGGATATATTTTTTTGGCTACAAGTTCTTTACGTGTTTTATATTCAACAAAGTTTCCTATTTTTCCAAGCAACTTAACTCTATCTGGTATAGGATTAGATTCTGGAATATGATTCCATTCATAGAATAATTGGCGTAAACATTTTCCAATAAGAATTCCATCTTCTTTTAAACAACTAGATTCAGAAGGCCAAAAAATCCATTCTTGTCTATCATATTTTTTATTTAATAATTCTTGTTTTATTTGTTCTATTAAAGACATAGTTATCACTGTTTCGATTCTATTAGGTACGGTGTATACGTTTGTATTTCTTTTAAAAATCGTTTAATATCTTTAAGCGGTTCAGCTATTGTAACATCTTGAAATGTAAGACCACCCCATAGTATGCCAACAAGTTCATTTTTATCATTAAAGATTCCACCACCAGAACATCCTGGTTTTGCATACATGTCATAAAATACCCAGTCCTTAGTAAATCTTGTTAAAGTTCCAGTTGGTTCATACAATGTATTATTTGAGTAGCCTACATGATAGGCTTGGTCTCCAATAGTTTGGTTATATTCGGCAATTGTTACTGCTTTTTTATCTGGGATATTGCCTTCTACAATCAGTATTGTTAGGTCATCATCTTTTGACGCAATAATTAATTGTACTGGTTTATCTTCAACATATATTTCTTCATGCGTATTCAGACAATGCTTGGCTGTTAAAATAATGCACACATCTTTATCATTTTTTACGATAACGCCTGAGCACCCACCAAAGTCCTCTGCGCTTATACTAAAAATTTTTACCGCTGAATCGTCTTTAGCAGCAAAGCTGGTAGTTGTTATGAGAAACAGTAAAATTAAAGCTATAAATAGTTTTTTCATTATATGCTCCTTTTAATTTTTTTCATATAATGAACAGGAAGAAACCTTTGAAGACCGTTTCCATAATCTCTAAGCAAGGCATGGCCATTTATCCAGTCTTTTATATTACTTTCATAAGTTAGAGTATGGCTAATTATGCGTATCTTTTTTACTCCCTTTTCAATAATAGTTTGTATAACATCTTCTTGAATACCATAAGCTTGTAACTTATAAAAGAAATGTCTTGGCGTTACTTGTTTAATAAAAGTATCTCCTTCAATATGACCAGCAAGAACAGGCTTGCCTTTTTTTGGGTCATTGGTTATTATCTTTTCCATTGTTTTAATCCTTCCTCTATAATAGCCTGGGTTAAACTATCCGCAAGCGCATTTATTCCTAACGCATATTTACTTGATTGGGTATTAATTGGTTTGTCTTTTGATTCTAATAAATGATATGAAAGTCTATTAAGAATTACTTTTCTTATCTTTTCCATCTATGCTGTCCTCCTCTTCTTCTTTATATAATTTATTACTATATGACCGTGTTGACAAATTGCGAAAATAATCTCTCCGTTGTCATTATAAATTGCTGTTTTATAAATTATTGCATTAGTTCCAGTTAAGTATTGTTCGCATGGGCATAATATAATCATTAGACTTTTGTTCTTTCTGCCGCAACCAATTGTTTTGTTTTAGCATCTTGTTTATCTCTTAAGAATGCGTCTAATCTTTCCTTTTCTTCTACACTAACTTTTTGTCTAAACGCTTTAATTGCTGCTACAGTCTGAGAGAAGGCTATATTAGTAGCATTAAAAACCCTACCAACAATTAAACCAAGCAAGGATGGGCATAGGATTATGATAATAACCAACCCCCAGAAACCCCAACCCGCTAGTCCTCTAAAAAAGTTAGATATTTTTTCTTGTAATGTTAGTACTCTTTCTTTTTTAGAGTAGTTATTTTCATAATTATTATAATTTTTACTGCATGAAATTATGTTACCGTTTTTATCAACTGTATAGGTTCCAGAACAACTTTCTTTTTTTTGTGATTTGACTGTGGCGGTTGGGGTTACTCCAGATTTATCGAATGTAATTCTTGGAAGTAGTGTGCATCCCCCAAGTCCAAATATTAAAAATAAAATTATAATAAATTGTTTAATCATGTTGTTCTCCTTTCTTTAAGTAGTTTATAGCCTTATTTAAAATGGTTACATTATCATTAAATAGGCCTATGGCATTATTACATTTTGAACACAATAACCCACGAATTTTTCCAGTCTTGTGATTATGGTCAATAGATAGCGACCTGGTTATGTTTGTTCTATAATCTTTTCTAGTTTCTTTTTTATTACAAATAGCACAAGTATTATTTTGATTTTTTAATAATTTATTATAGTCAGCCAATGTTATATTAAATTTATATTTTAAACTAGCTTCTTTTTGATATATTTTATGCTTAATTGGATGCTTTTTTAATAGTTCTTTTTTAAGTTGATAGATTCTTTTTTTATTTTTGCTATATCTTATTTGTTCCAATTTATGATAGTGTTCTTTATTTTTGTCACGATGAATTTTTCCGAATTTATCACTGCATTCTTTACAATCTGGTCGTAACTTATCTTTAGTAGTGGTGTGTTTATAAAATTGGCTTATTGCTTTTCTTTTTCCACATTTAGTACAAATTTTAGTTTTCACTTAAATACCACACTCCCCTTAAAATTGCCTCTATTTGGGGCGTAGATAGGGCTATTTTGAACGTAATCGTTCAAAACGTCTCCCTATAGGTTAATATTCCCCTTTTCAATAGCGACCCCTATAAAATAGATTCCAGCACAAATACCTAATAATATTACTGGAACAGGACTTTTGGATACTAAAGAAATAGCAATAAGACCACCAGCGATAATACCAGCATATTTAATAATTGTTCCTTTGTTCATTTGCTTTATTCTCCTTTTATTTTGTTATTATTTCGTCTGCTAAACCTATTTTTATTGCTTCTTCTGCATTAAGAATTTTATCATGTGCACACATATTTTCAATATCTTTTAAGGTAATTTTTGGATTCTTTTTCTTCATTCCATCATAATATATGTTATACATAATATTTCTTACTCTTTTTGAATCTTCAGCCCAGTTTTCAAAGGACTTTGCATCACCAATATAACCATCTGTTCCATCATGTATAAGAATTGTTGTATTTGGCAATAGGACTCTTTTTTTTCCAGCTTGAAAAATAATACTTCCCATTGACCATATTTTGCCCATTCCTATAATTGTTACTTCTGATTTTAAACTTTTAAGTAAATCATAGACAGCAATTCCATCTTCCCACGAACCTCCAGGAGTATTAAGTAGAAGGGAAATAGGACCGATTTCTTTAGTTTCTAATATATGTAAATTTTTGATTAATTGACCAACTGTTCTACAATTTACTTCATCACTATCAGTGTTACTGTCTACTCCAACACTACCAAAATATATAGTTCTAGTAGACATATGTAGATTAGTTTCGTGAAAATGAATTGCATGGTCAAGAAAAGAATTATTTGGTTTTTTAGTCATTTTATTAATCCTTTGACTTCGGAACTATTGCTATTGTGTGTGTTACTCCTATAGTTAAATTATACTTATTTAATAGTTCAACTATCTGCTTTATTGCTTCTTCTCTTTGTTTTTCAAATTCTTCTTGTGATATTTTTCTGTCTTCCATGTTTCCTCCTTTATATTAGATGATTCTATCAATAAATAATACACCATTCCAATGGTCAGTTTCATGTTGTACAACTACACTATTATAGCCTTCCAAAGTTATAATAGAACCGTCTCCATTTTTTATTTGAATTGTTCTAAAACGTAGGGTATCTTTAAATATATTTGGAGTAGATAAACAACCTTCATTATTAAATATAAAATGTTCATTCATTTTAATTATATCAGTATTGTATAAATCAAGTTTTAAATCCCTTGTTCTTATAATAGCTATTTGTAAAGGTATTCCTATTTGTATTGCACTAAGACCTACTCCAGGTATTTTGGATTCTGCTAATTCTTTTTCTAGTATGGCAATTAATTCTTTTAACTCTTTTTGGGAACGCTTAAAAGGCTTACTTACTTGTCTTAATATTTTTAAATCAGTACAAATCATTTTTTAACCCTTTTAAGTATAGTTAGCAATGGTTGTTGTTCTTCTATTTTAATTATTTTATTTTTGCAAACGGGACATTTATCTACAGACCCTGTTATTTTTCGTTTACAATGTGTACATTCATAGGTATTTTTAAAAGTTATTTTTTTCATATATTTATCTCCGTTAATTTATATACTTTGGCAGTAGGATATTTTTTCTTTAATTCTAGTATAGTTGGTATTTTTAATGCCGATTCTCCTTGATAAATAATATTATTATTCCAAGAATATAAAGAACCGTCATCATAGCATATAACTATATATTTATTATTCTTATTCTGCATAATGTTTTTGCATCCGTATTTCACTAATTAATTTAAGTGCTTTGGCTAACTTTTTTTGGTCTTGTACTGATAATAGTGGTTTTCCAATTTCTTCCGCTTCAATAAGCACATGTATTGGCATTTCCAGAAAAACCTGAATAAGATTATTACATTTAGCTGTACTTATACCATATTGAATCTCATCAAACCATTTATGATAAGCAATCCACTCAAGCAAATTTTCATCTTTCATATCTGGCTGGGTAATTATAGCTAAATGACGAGGATTAAAAGGAATACCAGTTCTGTCTTCTATCATTTTTTTAAAATCACTTAGAAATTTTCTGACTAGTTCTGCTTCTATTGTATTATCCATTTTTTTCTTCTTTTATAAGTCCAATAACTTTCCCGTCTTTTACGGACACATTTAATCGTTTTCTTAGTTCTTCTTGGTCTCTAAGTAATTTATTAGATTTAGCTACCTCCTTATTGTAATCTTGTATTTTTCTATACATATCACTTAATATTTTGGCAGCTTTTTCAAATTGGGATATGTCTAGTTTTACCCCAAGTTCTGATAATTTGAGCATATAAGCCCCCTTTCAAATAATTTCTCCATACTCATTTATATTTGGACGTTCTTTGAATTTTTTAAGAATTTCCTTTAATTTTGTTAAAGTAAAGTTTTTACCAACATCTTCAATATTCTTATCTGTTAAGCAATTTTTGCAAACAGTTGCAATAATTTTGGAATCATTAACTTCTACTTTATTTAAACAAATAATGCAAGGAACCTTCATTGTTCTTCCTTTTTGTCAGGAGTCCAATCTGGAGCTTCTAATATTTTACCAGTACCTAAACAAGTTCTACATTGTTCTGGTGAACAAGATGTACTATAAAAGGATTGACCTTCTGGATATAAATAAAATCCAGATGGAACAATTCCATGACCTTTACATATAGGACATTTTTGCCAGTTCATTTTATTATTCCTTTGTTTCTTTTAATAGTTCATCAATATTATTTTTTAAATATTCTGTTACTTTAACAAACCCTTCCGATTCGTTCTTTGTTTCAAATCCTCGAAATTTACATCTTGCAGGGTAAACTTCTTTTATGATTCCCTTTTCAATATCTTCATAATCAACTACAATAGCCCAGCCAAATAAATGTAAAATTCTATTAGTAAACCAAAGTAATCCACTATTTCTAAACTCATTCCAATCTTTTTTAGTTAGCATTTCCATTTTAATATCTCCTTTAAATAAAACTTATATTGGGTTCAACATATTCAGCAGCACTCCATATCGCAAGGCACAAAGCATCGGCATAATCATCTCTCGCCAAATTGTCGTCTAGGTTGTGGTGCACCGAAATTAAACCAGTAGTTTTATGTTCAATTTCCAATTCCAAGAACTGTTGTTTAAATTTTCTATATTCCTTATTAGGTAATTTTTTAGGCCAGTGTATTAATTTATTTTGAATTTGGTATCTTAAATGCTTATATATTTTATCTTTTGATTGCAAACTAAAGTTTATTCCTGTAGTAAGGATTCCACCATCATTTAAAACCTCAATAGGCATTTCACCAACACCAGATTTATCTGCACAGGTGTGTTTAATATGACCAGGAACATATATATTTTTGATATAACCAATCTGGTCAATATACTCTGTCCCTTGAAATTCTATAATATCACCCACTACATAGTAATGACCGCTTTCTGGATTTTGAGCCATTGTAAATAAAACGGTTGAATCTCTTAGTTTAGCAAAATCAATTCCCCAATACATTGGCCAATTATTTTCAATTGCTTTTTTATACATTTCGTGAACATCATACTCTTCCTCGCAAGCCTCATACTCCTCATAAGTAGTAAAATAACCATAATTACTACGTTCCCATTTAAGTTCATAGTTGCGTTCAAAGGAGTCTGGGTCCTCACTTTTAATATTCATAATGTAGCTTAAATCTAATCTAGGACAATCTTGCCAGGGATAAACATGATGAACATAGCCTGATAGATTAGTTTGTGGGTCAAACTTGTTTTTATAAGCCTTATGGAAATGTGAGCCTAAGATTCCTGGAACACCACATTGGATGATTTTTGCTCCTTGAGCAATACCTCCTCCCATAGGCAAAATACTTTCTCTAACCTTATATGGGCTAATGGCTTGCGACTCATCTAGTATAATACAAAAAACCGTAAGTCCCTCAATTTCTGCGTTACGAGAAGCGGTAATAGCCCTAACTTCAAAACCATTTCTAAAAATCATTTTATCAAATTTGTCAACTATTATAGAGTCAGAGTATATATTGTATTTATTAAAATGAACAAAATTTGAAAATCTTTCAAAACTAATTTCAGCTTGTTCTTTTTTAGGAGCAAATACATAAGCATTGCCTTTATTAGCATAATCAGGAATTACAAATTCTGGAAATAATGATGCAATTGCTTGAAATAAAGCAATAACATGGGTTTTGCCTCCTTGTCTTGCGTTAGAAAAATATATAAATCTAATCTTTGGGTCTAGCATATCTCGCAATGCCCAGTATTGATTCTTCTCTAATTTGCAGTCAAATATATTCAAGCAAAAAGCCCGCAAATTTTTGCAATTATCTGTAGGGTCCAGTAGTTTACTGAACCAAATAGCTTTTTCTGATAAATTTGTTGGTATTGTCATTTTTTATATTCTTTTCTTAACTTGATTTGCTCAGGATATTCATCAAAATAAATTCTAAACCTATCTTGATAATAATCAAGGCTAATATGAATATTACAGAAAGGTAAGAATATTATTTGATTTACAGGGTTAATTTTTTCATATTCATCCTTGTAATATCTACAAATTTGTTGATAAAATAGTGGTTCTTCCTTCTTATATAAGAAGTAACAAACTTGCGTCCAAAGTCTAGTTCTTGAGGTAAAAGGTAAATTAATAAGTAAGTCTTTTCTGCTTGTTACTATATCCCAATGAATATTTTGATATTTTTTGTGAAATAGTTTATTTAGGACTGGAATAGTCATTTATTTGTAATACTCCAAATTGTTTTTTAATCTTTCATTATTGGGCAATATTTCTAAGGCTTTTAATGTGTATTCTTTCGCTTTTTCTTTGTTATCTAGCTTCCAATATGTAAAAGCTAACCAATCATAGGGTTCATATGTATAAGCTTTGCCTTCTAAGAATAATAGGGTATCAGGTAAACCATGTTCTTTACAGTATTCCATTTTGTCTTTGGCAAGATTAAACCACATTAATGCTTGTCTATATTTCTTTTGTTTAAAAGCTAATTCTCCTAAAATAAGTTCGCCCTCATTTCTATCGTCTCGTTCCTCATAAGCATCTAACATCATTTCCCTTGCCAAAGTAAACTCACCTAAAAGCATGTAACATCTGGCACAAAAATATCTAGCTTGGTATCTTTCATCTTTCCAACCAGAGGTTTCAAAATATTTTAAATACCACTCAATAGCTTCCTTAAACATATGTCTACCCATATAAGTATTTGCCAAATAAAACATAGAACGGGCATCTTTAGGATTATTTTTAATTGCTTCCAAAAAATTCTCAATAAATACTTGGGCAGATTCGTTTGGCTTTGGCGGTATAGGAGATACCGCATTTGGAGTTTTGTCATGTTTGATAACAATCCTGGAGTCTTGGGTTCTGTGATTTAGGGGCGTTGTGAGGGCTTCATGCCCTTTGCCGCCCCAGAGGATGCCTTTGTGGTTCCGAAATAAGCGGTGTCCATAGACGATGTAGGTTGGGACTAGAGAAGGGTCTGTGTAGTCCTCAACTCGACAAAGCACTTCCCAAGTGTCTTCTGGTAGGTTTTTAAGTATAGTTTTAAGATTTTTAGCCGATTCTGGAGTCATGTGTTCATCCCCATCCATAATTAAAATCCAGTCACCAGTACATCTTTTAATTCCTTCATTGCGAGCTTTGGCATAATCCCCCTCCCATTTTGTATGTAGGCAAGGTACACCTGTTTTTTCTTCTATAATTTTAACAGAGTCATCGGTGCTACCCGTGTCCACATAACACCACTCATCCACAATATCTTTAATAGAATCAATACTCCTACCAACAACATGGGCCTCATTCTTAATTATAGTTGAGAAGCTAAGTTTTATATCTTTATTTTTCATATTATTCTCTATTTTCCTTAAACTTAATGGGTTTTATGCTAATTTCCACTCCTTTAAAATCTTGTTCTTTATCTTTGTGGTGCTTAATTCTTTTGTGTATGGTATGAACTTTACTTTTTTATTTTGCTTGAGCCAATTTAATCCTTCTACATCTGTCCTATTTTTCCAGTCGTCACCAATTACAAATAAATCTGCACCTAACTTTTTAAATTGTTTTATATCAATTAGCTTGGTTTGCGGTACTACCTTATCCACATATCTAATTGCTTTTAATGCAAGTTTTCTTTGTTTGTAAGTTAATACGGGTAGGTATCCTTTATGGGCCTTGATTAAAGAGTCTATTGACAACCCTACGATTAGGTAATCGCCTAATTGTTTTGCTCGTTTTAACAGGTTAATATGCCCAATGTGCAGCAAATCAAACGAGCCGTTGGTTAGGACTATATAAAAATAATGCCCTTCATTAATTAATTTATTTCTTTCTGCTTTCTTTTTAGTCATATAGAAGTCCCCCAAATCTGTAATAGCTATTTTTAATAGGAAACTCAATGTTTATTCCATATTTTTTCATTGTTGCCACTAAATCTATTCCAGTACCCTCAATTGGTATTAAGGATTCACTTGGTTTTTTGCATGGAAAGAAACAAGTTTGGCAGAGCTTACAAGACCCAGCTCCCAGAGCCAAATAAAAATAATGACCATTATTAATTAGTCTATTTCTTTCTGCTAAAATATGCTTATGTATTTTTAGACTAGACTCTTTTCTAAGAGTTTCCCAGTTTTCTTTATCTGCTTTAAATAGCTCATAGTAAACTACTCCATGTTTATAGGTTCTTATAACTTTTTTAAAATATTCTGTGGTGGCAATATAAGGTGGGCATGTTGCTTTTGTTCCAAAGTTTTTGCAGGACAAGCAAGCTAATCTGGTCTTTTCGTTGAATACTATTTTTTTTGGATTTATTTTTATTTCTTTCATAATTGTCCACCAATAATAAGTTCTCTAATATGTGCTTGTTTTCCCAGCGATAATAAGTATTTAACAGTTTTTATTACATCATCATACGTTACTAAGTTTTTTCCAAGTTTTCCAGGGCATATAGTTGTTGCTTTTATTCCGTATTTTTTATTTTCTTGAAAAAGTGTTTCAGCTAATGCCTTAACCCCAAATTTAGTAACGGCGTAGGCTCCTTTATTTGGTGCTCCTGTAATACCCCTAGTTGACGAAATATTAATGATATAACCAACTTTTTGTTTACGCATTATTGGTAAAATCGCTTGGGAAAATAATAAAGTTCCCTTAATATTTACACTATACATAGCATCTATGTCAGCTTCTTTAATATTTTCAAACTTGTCAAATAACATTAGGCCCGCATTGTTAATTAATACATCAATTCTACCGAATTTTTTTAATCCTAACTTGACTACTTCTTTAACATCAGAAATCTTTGATACATCACAGGGCTTAATAATTCTTGATTGTGATACTAAACTATATTTATAGTCCTTATCGCAGAGGATTAAACGGTAATCCTTGCTTAAATCCTCTGCTAAGGCTCCGCCCAAACCTCTTTTTGCCCCTGTTATTACTACTACTGGTTTCACTTATAATTTTCCTTTATATATTCTTTTATTAATTTACTTGAATTTCTTGGTAAATTATTTACAAAAGTTTCTCGCCTATTTTTAAATTCATCACTATTATTTAATAGCAACCGTATCCTATTTTCGAGTTCTTTTTCGTTTTTAACCTCATACATTACATTATAATCTATATAATCTTGAAATAATTTATCTTCTTTTGATGAGGTTTTAGTTAATATTACTGGTTTAGTTGTTGATAAAAATTCATAGGCTAAACTGGATATATCGCTAACTATAAAATTTGCAAGTTTGAACATTGCATAATAATTATAAACATCATCAACATAGACATTATTCAGTTTATCTATATTATCTAATTTTATTTTTATCTCTGGAAATTGTTTTATTAAATAAGGATGCGGTCTAATAATTAAATTGAAATTATACTCAAGTGACCAAAACACTATTTTATTTATATAATCAAAGAAAGATGTTTGACAAGTACAAGTTTTCCAGCCTAATGTTGGTGTATATAGAACTGTTTTTTGATTAGGATTAAGGTCCAGAGCTTCTAATGTTTCACCGTATTTATAATTAATTAAATCCATTTTTGGATACCCTAAAAATTTAACTCTGCTTGTATCTAACTCAAAACTGTCAAGAACGGTTTTATAATTAGGACTTGGACTAACCAATAACCATATTTTATCAGAAGCATCATACGAATGGTTATCTAGTGTTTTCTTTAAGGGCAAATTAGTTATTGATTTTAAGGTTGTTCCATAATTTATCCAAACTAATTTTCTTCCTCGAATTTTATCTAATTCGTCTTGTATAAAATAGTGCCTTGAGGCAACTACTAAATCAGCCTCTTCTATAGTATTAACAAAAATAAAAGTATTATCCTTAGATAATTCCTCTTTTAAAGCCCAAAGAGTTAGTTCTACTTCTGGACAGTCCTCTATAAATTTTATTTTTATTTGCTTATTTGTCATTGAAATTAATATCCAAATAAAAATCTCTTAAATCATCTCCAGTAAATCCAACAACTGATAAGGCTGCTCCAGTATTTGCTCTTTGTAAAGCCGCTACTGATAGTGTTCCTTCTTTTATATAAATATACCCTACTAAAGCTGTCAAAATATCCCTCGCTTCGGCTACTTGTTTGTCGGTTATGTTTAATTGTGCTATTCCTATTTTTGGTAAATTATACTGAACTTGCTGTTTAATCTCTTCTTTTGTTAAGGCTATTACAAGATAATGTATTTTTAAATCTCTTAGTGTATCTTTACATTCTTGCAAATTATTAATATTATGTTCTTTATAGAAGAGTTCTTTTTCTGTTTCATCTAAAATCAATACGTTGACTCCAACATAATGGTTTAATTTATTTCCTTTTATAATTATTGGTATATTATAATCCTCACATTTACTTTTCAAGTATCCTAATTCTGCATCTGGGATAATATCTGTAGCAATAATTCCATCACAGTCAGAAGAAAGAGAAAAGCCCACATCAACATTTAATTTTTGTAGATTAGTTATGACAGATTGTAAATCACCAAGGTAAAAAATTTTCATTGCTCTACCTCTTCTATTACGTAGGCCTCAAAGTCCACATTGCTTTTTTGAATAACGGCTAAAATTTCTTCTAAGTCTTCTTTCCGTTCTCTTACTAAAAGAACACGCTTATCCCATGTATAATTTACATCTGGAGTAATCTCATATAAAACGTATAGCTTCATTTTTTAATTTCCTTTTCTAGGCAAGAAACCACATATTTAACTTCTTCTTGAGTAAGCTCTGGATACATGGGAATAGAAAGAAGTTTGGAGGCATTATTTTCTGTATTATGGCATCTAATGTTATTATAATCTTTATAAGCTTGCTGTTTATGCACAGGAATCGGATAGTGCACCCCAGTACCTATTTTATATTGTTCCCATAATTTTTTCTTTACTTCATCTCTATTTTTTATCAATATAACGTACTGGTGGAATACATGCTTAGTATTTGGCATAAGCGAAGGAGCAACTACATCTAAATTTCTTTCTTTAATTAATAGATTATACTGTTCTGCAATACTAGCTCTTTTTTGATTCCACTCATCAATGTATTTTAATTTTACACTTAAAATAGCCGCCTGTATAGAGTCTAGTCGTTCATTTTGGCCCACTATCTCATGTCTATATTTTTCTACTTGCCCATCATTTCTTAGCATTCTTAGTTTGGCATCTAATTCTTTGTTATTTGTCAAAACGATACCACCATCACCATATGCTCCCAAGTTCTTCCCAGGGTAGAAACTTACACAAGCCACATCCGAAAAAGTTCCAACCTTCTTTCCATAATATTCTGCTCCAAAAGCTTGGGCACAATCCTCTACAATATATATGTTATGTAACTTAGCTATATCTAAAATACGATTCATATTACAAGGCTGCCCATATAGGTGGACAGGCATTATTGCTTTAGTTTTAGGAGTAATTGCTTTCTCTACTAAATCAGGGTCAATATTATAATAATCGTCATGGTCAATAAAAACAGGAGTAGCACCACAATGACTAACAGCAAATACAGTGGCTATGTAAGTATTGGCAGGGACGATTACTTCGTCCCTAGGCCCTAGATTTAGGGCTTGTAGAGCCAAATTGAGGGCCGCAGAGCCACTATTGACCCCTATGGCGTGGTTTACGCCAATATACTGGGCAACCTCGGCTTCAAACTTGGCTACTTGTTCGCCTAAACAAAACATGCCAGAGGCACATACTTCTAAAATTGCTTTATCTATTTCTGGCTTTAGTTGTTGATACTGTCTTACTAAGTCGAGTTGTTTAATTTCCATTATAATTCTCCCCTTAATCTTTTATATGTTATGTCTATGTATTCTTGATAAATCTCCATGCCAATAAAATTTCTATTTAAATTTTTACAAGCTAAAGCAGTAGAACCCGAACCAATAAAACAATCTAAAACAATATCATTTTCTTTCGTTGATACCCTAATAATTCTTTCAATTGCTGCTATCGGTTTTGGTGTGTAATGTAACGAACTTATATCTGTTAAATTAAAAGTAGATTCGGAAATATCATCCCAAACATTAGAAATTCTAGGATAAATTGAAATTGGCATTTGTCCTTGTTGATTAGGTTTAATTCCATTTTTATCTCTTATTCTTTGTTTTCCTACTAAATATTGTTCTTCTTTATTCCAAATAAATTTTTTATTATCTTTAACAAACCACATAATTTCTTCTCTAGTGTAAAGCCAACCCTTACGCATACCAATACCTCTATCTTTTTTCCATGTAATTAAATCTTTAAAATACCAATCTTTATTAAAAATTGGAAACCATCGAATTAAAGATTGACTTTTTTCTCCAATTCCGCACCATACATATAAAGAACAAGAATCTTTTGCTATTCTAAATAATTCTTTAGATAACCATTCTGTTACAACTTCTTTTTTATCCCAGTTTTCTTTTGTAGTTAAATATGGCGGGTCTATAATAATTAAATCTATTGAATTATCAGGCATTTGTTTTAAATACTCAAAATTTCCAGAAGTTTCTAAAAATATTTTATTTATCATTTCTTCAATTTTCATTATTGCACCTTTATAAATAAACTAATTAATGAACAAAAAGCATATCCTAAAAATAGCCATCCCAAAACTGGCCCATTCTTAAAAAAGTACCAAAGAGAAGCACTTAAATTTAAAATAATACTTATAATAAGAAAAGGATTAAAATTACTCACTTATTTCTCCTTATATTTTAATATACGCCCAGGATTACCAACTACAATAGCATTAGTAGCTCAACAAAAGGTCCAATAAAAGAATTTGAACCAACCTTACACTGATACATATTAACCAAGTCTGGGTATGGTATTTTTACATTTTTCCCAAATTTGCAGTTATTTATTGGCATTTAGTTTCTCCATAGCTTCTTCTATAATTTTTACAACTTTGGTCCCGTTTGAGCCATCTGTTAATGGTCTTTTATTATTTATAATGCAATCAACGAAGTGCTGTAATTCAATTTTTAAAGGTTCTCCAGTAGATGTTACTGGACTTATGATGTTACCGTGCCTATAACCCACAATAGAATCTCCCCAAGATGAAAAAGACTTATCTTTACTAACCCCCTTGTTGTATATTCTTAAGGATTCTAGTGGGTTTATATCATCAAACACAGCCATTTGTTTCGAGCCTACAACTGTAAGTTTTCTCTCTTTACAAGGATTTAACCAACTTACGTGTATAGTCGAGAAACTGCCTTTTTTGAAATAGAGCGTTAAGTATGCATTGTCTATTAAATCTGCGTGTATAGCCGCTATTCCATTGGTTTCTATTCTTTCAATTTCTGGATTATTTAATAAATACAAAATAATGGATACACCGTGTGGAAGTAAATCCCACAATACTCCGAGTTTCTGGAATTTTCCTAAATTTACAAACTCCAGATTAATTGAGTAAATATCACCAAGTTCTCCCGAATCTATTAATTTCTTTAAATCATTTATAACAGGATGATAAAGGAAGGTATGGCCTACCATTAATATTAAACCATCTTCTATTGCTCTTCCAGCTATATCTATAGCTTCTTGATAATTTGTTGTCATCGGTTTTTCAATGAAAACATGTTTGCCAGCTTTAATTGCTTGATAGGCTAGTTCATAGTGTGTATTTGGTGGTGTAACAATAAGAATAGCATCAATTTCTGGATTTTTTATAATATGGTTATAATCTGTTGTAGAAATTAACTTTGGGTTGTATTCACTATTTTTTGTTATTAGTTTTGTAGCTTTTTCAAGATTAGATTTATTAGCATCACAAATACCAATAACATCAACATTATCCATATCAAGTAAATTTCTTAATATATTCTTGCCCCAATAACCGTATCCGCACTGAGCAATACTAATTTTTTTCATTTGTAGGGTCTCCAAAAATATCAAAAATATCTTTTAAGGGATTATCTTCGTCTAAATAGAAAATTTTAAGATTTTTGCCACAAAAAGGGCAAGAATCAGAACCAATGTCAAAAAATATCTTTTTGCAGTGTGGGCATTTAATTGGTTTCATCGGGATTCTTTTCTTCTTTTGGTTCTATTATTTCTGCATCTTCTACGTTAATTGGTTTTTTAGATTCTTTACTTTCTTCGTTTTCTTCTGGTAACGTAAAAATTTCATCTCGCAATCTTTCTGTTTTATTTTTATCGGCTCGACCATCCAATATATTAAAAAGATTAATAACCTTATCAGGTCTTCCAGACTCTATTCTATCAATAAGTTCATTAATTTGTCTAATTTCTCCAGCTAAAGAAGTAAGTTTAGAACTTAACTGCGGGTAAACTTTTGCTTGTTTTTGTAATCTATTTAATTCATTTATCTTTTCTATATCTGTTAATTCTTTCCCATTTAATTTTCCTGTTTCTTCTATTTCCTTTATACTATCTTTTGCGGCTTTTTTTGCATAGGAATTTTCTTCCATTTCACCGATACGTCCTAAATTATATCTGGCGACTAAATCATCTCTAATCGCCTTAAGACAATCTGCTGGCGATTCAAATTTAGTGGCTAATGACCTATATAATTTCCTATTTTCTGCGCTGAGGTATTTCTCCATTTGCATATAAGTTGCTTTTGATGGTAAATTTGGATTAGGTTCATTTTTTGATACTGGTAAATTTTTCTTTATATGCCTAACTCCAGAATCTTTTCTTCCTTTAGGCCTTCCAGCACCTATTCGTCTTCCACCTTTAGCCATTTAAATGTCTCCCATCAAGTATTTTTTATATTCTTTTTTAAGTTTTAATAGACGCCTGTTAACACTACGAATATTACAATCTAAGAATTTAGCAACTTCTTTTTTATTTCCTTCATTATTTTTCATAGCGTCTAGTAGTAGTTTGTCTTCTTTTGATAGTAATTTATAAAACTGTTCAAAATCTAATTGGCTTTTTAAACTATCTTCCATATCGTAATTTTCTATTTGTAAGAAAGGAAGTCCACACAATGTCGGGTTTTTTAAGAAATATATGATTTTTTTATCTATATTTAAGTCTTTCCAAGTTGTTCCATCATCCTTTATTTTTAAACTGTAGTCTGTTTTTAGTATGTCAATTAGCTTGTTTGTTAGAGCTCTATATAATAGGGTAGATAGTTTAGCTTCGACAATTTGTCCTTTTTCATTTTTATAGGCTTTTTTGTATTTTTTGTCTCGTAAGACTTCCCATGTTTTAATTCTTAAGAGTTGAAGTATATCTTCATAATCTCTTTTGATTTTGAACTTTCTTATAAGCTTGTGCATCATAGGCTCATAAGATTTTATATTACTATTCATATTTATAGTTTTCATTTTATTGTTATTTGCTTATATAAATTTTTAATTATTAATCCTAAGAACAGTATACGAATTGTTTGTGAATAATTTAAAATAGGTAAATTTAAGGAATGACTAAGACTGTTCCATATTATATTTAGCACTAAAATCCATACTCCTAGAATTATTAATGCAATTAGTGAAACAAGCAAATTGTTATAGAACTCCCCGATTCTATTATTATTACTTTCCTTTGCTTTCTTATATAAATCTTTAAGTGTCATTGTTAGTTTCCTCCTTTGCTTTTTTCTTTCCTATAAATATAGCTTTAATAGATACTTGATATAGTCCCTCTTCTGCATTTTCTACAATATCTGAGTAAGGTCTAATTTTAGCTTTACTAATGGGCTTGTATCCCGTATCTATAACACTATTTTTTAATGGTTCTACGATTGTTTTTGTTAATAGTTCCATCTGCTCTAAACTATGAAGTAATTCTGGGGCAATTTTATAGTTTACTGCAAATATTTTTTCTCTTTTTTTATTAACTCTTCTCATTTTAAAACCTCAATACCATTTTCAGTTATTGCTATTGAATATTCAAAATGGGAAGCCAAAGAACTATCTTTGGTTTTAATAGTAAAGCTATCTTTAGAAATTACAACCTCTCCACGACCTAAAGTAAACATTGGTTCTGTTGTAAAAACTGTACCTACTGGTAATATTTGGTCTTTTGCTAAACTTTCCCATGTGTTTGGAATAAATAAAGAACCTTCGTGAACTTCTTTACCTATTTGGTGGCCTCCATACTCAAATACAATACCATATTTTTTAGAATACTGGGCAATAACTCCAGTTATTGTACTAATATGATATACTGTCTCTTTTTTTAATTCATTTATAGCATGCTCTAAGGCTTGTTTAGTATCCTCAACAAGTTTTTGTTTTTTGCCAAAACTAAAGGAGCTGTTTACAAATGAAATAGCCATGTCTGAGCAATAGCCTTGATACCGCACACCTAAGTCTAAAGAAACCAAATCTCCCTTCTTTATTAATCGTTCTTTACTAGGAATCCCATGAATAATTTCATCATTTAGACTAATACACATAATTCCTGGAAAACCTTTATAACCTTTAAAAGCAGAAGTAACTCCCATCATATTCATTATTCTTTCTGCTCTATTTGCTACTTCCTCTGTTGATAAGACTTTTTCTCGTAAGATAAAAGCCTTTAAATCTTCTAATATTGCCGACGTTATTCCATTAGCTGTTCTTAGTGCTTGTAGTTTTTCCATTGTTTTTATTTTGTCCTATCTCCGTATAAGGTTCTAGTTCTTCGGGGTAACGTTCAATAATTTCTTTTGCTTTTTTATTTAATTCTTGGACCCACCCCTGCTTAACTTTTGGTGGTCTATCGTCTACCCATTTATCAAGAAGCATAGCATCTCGTAATACAACTAAACAAGCTAATGCTTTTGTAATATGACTTAGCCCAGAATCTGGGTCAAGGTCTTCTCCGTTTTCCCAGGCCTTTAAATGTCTTTCTAAGGCATCCAAGTATACGCTTGCCCTAACTCCTGCAACACGCCAATTATATGCTTTATATTTTCTGGCTCCTTCTAAAAACGCTAAAGATAATTCTCCTATAACATTAGAGGGAACCAGATGATACGGAACTTTTTTAATTCCAACAGCATCCTTGGGATTACTGTCCTTTACATTGGAAAGTAGTTCTTTTTTAGACATTATACTCACCCTTTACGCATTTATATTTGCTTTTCAATATTGTACCCCAAACTTCTAATGTTTGAACTAACTATTGTTTTTCTCTGCATCTTTTCCTCCATATTTTATATGAGTTTTACATACCTTCAATTTAGATTCATTATAATCTACCAAAATAGCATTTTGGTCAATTTGCTTATTGCAGATTGAGCATAAATTTTTATTGACTCTTGAGAGTAGGAATTCTTTCATTTTCCCTCAAATCTTTTTGCGATTTCATGTAATTTATTTTCGTCTGCTTGAATAAGCTTAATTTTGGCTGTCACTTCGTCAGTAGGACAAATTGTTCCATAATTTTTTGGTTCAATACATAGTCTGTAGTCTTTATATAATCCATCTTTTTGTTTTTCAGAAACTGCTATCATGGCCCCTCTTCTTACTTTATATATTTTATGGCTTTTTCCTTCGACCATTATATAACCATCTTTTTTGTATATTTCAAAGTCTCCTTTTGATAGCATGGATTCCAGTAGTTTTAATGCTCTTTCTTCTGCTTTTGGATTGGGGGCAGGGCAACCACAAGGTCCTGGACCATACGTAGATGATTCTTGTGTATATCTTAAATTAACTAACCACTCATAACTTCTATTAATATCTTCTTGAGTTATATTAGCCGCATTACCAATTCTTCTGATTGCCCCTGTTTCTGTGTCGTAAATATCTGTATTTTGTAAGCTAATAGAATCACAAAGCCTATAAAAATATTCTTCAAAATATCTTTGGCATAATTCAATATCCCTATGTTGACAAGCATAAATAACTAAATCAATCAGTATTCTATCTGCTCCAACTTGTTCAATTAATTCTACTTTGTCTAAAATTATGGTATGTTCTGGAATTCCTCTTTCTTCTTCTCTTATTCTTCTATCGGTTAATTCTGAAACTCTACGAAGAACTGTAAGCAATAATGCTTGTTGAGCTTGGTTTTCTTGAAGATTTAAAACAAAAGCATCTGTTCCAAAAGAGCTAATTCTTAAACTTTTTAACATTTCATAAGAAATATGTAAAGAAGCTCTATATCTTTGTAAACGGATTGTTCTTAATACAAGCTCATTAGGAGCTGTTCTAAAGCTTTCAATATAAGAATCTAATGTCCTCATATGATTACGAGAATTAGGATGAGAAATCTCTACGTATTCCCTATCATATCTTTCAGGACTACGAAATACGCAGATTCTATAGGATGTTCCTGGTTGGTCCATTTATTTATTCCATAGTTAGTTTAGTTGCTTATTTTTCATAACTTATTTAATACCAATAGTTTATCAACCGCCTATTATCGGGTATAACATTGTAACTTCATCAACCTTAGTACTAAAACCCTTCATAATCTTCTTAGTTTTGTCGTTGATTGGCGTATATCCTTCTTTAACTAAGCTATTAAACTCAATTTCAATCTCTGCTGTTGTCATCTTTTTTACGTTTTCAATGCCTACGGTTGTTGGGGCATCTGTAAGAACTAAATCACCACTTTCATTTAAGATACGTAACTTCATCTAATCCTCCTTGTTTAATTAAGCATTTTTAATTTTTAAACAAAGTTCTAAAATCTGCTGTGTAATCTTTTGTTCTTTGTCTAAAGCGTTTACCCTATCTTTTAAAAGATTAAGTTCTGCATCTGTAAACTCTACAGCTTTTACTTGTTCTTTTTCTTGGTTCCACGTGAAACCTTGTGGCATTGTTTTGAACTCGATTTCTTTTTGCTCATCCTGAGTTATTTCCAATTTTCTTGAAACATCCCTAACTATAGTTTGTTCTGTTAGGCTTGATTTTTCAGGATAGATTTGTGAAACAAGTAATCTCTCCTTAACTGTTAAAGCAATTGTTTTTTGTTCTTGTGTCATTTTATTCTCCTTTTTTATATTTTACCATTTCGTTATTTAAAGCATCATAATACAATACATCATCATCTATTTTTAAATCCAAGATAAGCTTTAAAGCTAAACTTGCTTGGATAGACCCTATAATACCACTAATACTTGGAAAAACAGCTCCTTCTGGATTTAATTGTTCAGTGGGATAGTTTGCTTTTAGAAAAGAATCTTTAATAACAGTTACAACTCCAGAATATTTACTAGTTTTTCCAAATACCAAAGGAACCTGTAAATTAAGAGCAATAGCTTCTACTAAATAGGCTGCGTCCATGTTGTCAGTACAATCAAGAATAACAGAAACATTATTAGTAATAGCTATTTCCATTATTTTTATTTCTGTGTTAAAGTCTAACTTTTTAACTACAGCTTCAATCTTAACTTCTGGATTAATTTTGTATAGTGTTTCTTTCAGAGCAGTAGCCTTTGGTCTTTTTATTGACTTTTTGTTAAATAAAAATTGCCTATTGAGATTTGATTCCTCAACAATATCATGGTCAATTAAAATCAATTTACCTATTCCAGAACCTGCCAAAAACTTAGCTGCAATATTACCAAGACCACCACAGCCAACAATCATTACACAGGCTTTTTTTAGCTTTTCTTGGCCTTCTTTACCAACCAGGGCAATTTGCCTATCGTAGCGTTCTGTATTTATTTTACTTTTACGATTTAACATTTAGTTTATCCTTATCTTCTCCAATTTTTATGTCAGCTATTTCTATGTTTTTCCCAGTTCTTTTTACATAAAAATTTACAAAATACCATGTTTTATCTTTCATTAAATCTATATTTGGATGTATACTAATAATATGTATCCAAGTAAGTCTTTTCCAAATATTTTTTATTATAACTTTAATGTTGTTAAACATAACTTTTCCTCCCATCAAAATATACTTTAATAGTATTTTCAAAGGCGTCTCTTAGCTCTTCTTGGTGTGATATTATTAATATTCTTTTGAAATCAAATTTGTTTTTAATCCAACTAATAGCTCTAGTTACCAAACTCCTATTAACCGCATCCAAATTTTCCCAAATTTCGTCTAATATTAATGTTTGTATTTGACAATTTGAACGCCTCGACAAAATGATAGATAAAGCCATCCTAATGGCAAAATCTATAAAGGTTTTTTCTCCACCAGAATAATTGGCATAAGGCCTTTCTCCATATTGCGTAATTACATTTATGTCCAATGTTTCTGCTTTGCCCCCACTTTTTAAATCTTTTTGGCTCTCAATAGAAATACGAATATTAGTATCTAGGCCTGTTAAAATATCATTTGCAGTTTCTTCTATTTCTAGTATAACATGCTCTATAATATGAGCAGGAATACCATTACGTCCAAACGCCTCCTGTAGTTTTTTGTATTTACTAAGTAATTCTTTCTCTTGTTTTACGTTTTCAATAACCTTATTATTTTCCTTAATTAAATCTGCTAACTTTGATTTATCTTGCGTAGCTCTTTTAAGCTCTGTTTTGATTTCAGACAGCTTTCTATTCTTTTCCAGAGCTAAGGATTCATCATATAATGATAAAGAGTAACTTCTTATTTCTGCTTTAGCTTTATCTATGGTTAGTAATGCTTTTTTTAATTGGTTTCTTTTTGGGATTCTATTGTTTAGGTCAGTTTTAAGAACTTGGATAATGGCTTTAATGTCCTCTTCTTTTAATTCCTGTTCACAGGTTGGACATTTCTTTACGCCAGAAAGTTTTTCTAATTTTCTAACCCGTTGGTCTATTAAATTAATTTCAGCTTCAACCTTACTTAAATTTTGCTGTTGTTCAGTTCTTTGCTTATCAATTAAGTCCAAACTTTTAGTTTTAGAGGCTTCCCAAAAATTTTCTAATTGCCTACTAAAAGACATTTCATTTATTTCATCTTCAACTTGTTTTAAATCTTTTTGTGAATATTTGGATTCTTGTTGTGTTTCTTTTTGTTTCTTAATCATTTCCTCTAATGTGGCTTGTCTGCTATCTAATCCTTGTATCTTGTCTTTTACTGTAGAAACCTGGTCCTTTACAGCTTGCTCGTAGTTGCTATAAACATCCAATTGAAGAATACTCATTACAACATCTTTAGCTGCTTTAGGTGTTAGTTTAGAAAAAGAATTTAAATCTCCCTGCTGAAAATAACTTGTATTCTTAAATATTTCATAGTTAGTGCCTAATATTTTTTCTATGACTTCTTGGCCATCTTTAACTCCATACTTTAAGGGTTTTTCTCCATTTTTAGAAATATAAACTGAGGCAGTAGAACCCCTCTTTAAAGTACGTTTAATCTCATACTCATTTTCATTCATTGCAAAGCCAAAAGTAACTTCCATTTCATCAGCATCATTATAGATTAAAGCATCACCTTTTACTTGTAAATTACGCCCGCTTTTTTCAGATTCAGTTGCGTCGCCCCACAGTGCAAAATTAATACCCCTTACTAAAGAAGTCTTGCCACTCCCGTTGCTCTTATTACTCCCTTCGATTTTACCAATAATAGAGTAAATCTCCTTATCAAAGGCAAGTTCTGTATCAGTATGGCTGTAGAAATTATGTAGGTGCAGATATTTGGCTATCATTAATATTCCCCAGTACTACCTGCTAAGGCCTTATATAAAACTTGAAGCCATTTTTCTTTAAGTAATTGTTCTGTATTTAAAACAATAACTGAAGTCCTACTGAAAAAGGGGTGGTTTTCAAGAATGTATTTATTATTTTTTGTTCCAGCAATTAAAATTACAGGTTTACGCAAATATAATGCAACCGATACTTCAAAAAGACTACCTAAATTTGCTCTGCGATTTTTGATTGCATTAACTAAATTATTATAATTTTGCCAAATATCATGCTGAGATTTATCTCTCATATCATTATAAGTCATATTTAATTGCTTTTCAATCCCAACCTCCATAAAGTCATCTAAATTAGCAACAATAGCATCAGCTTGGGTTAAACTTAAAATGTCTTTATCATATATGAGATTTTTTGGAATGTGTGATGTTAATCCAAGAGAATCTGCTGTTTTTGATTCGCCAGAATTTAATGGACAAATAAAAGAAATTGGATATGATTCATAACCAATAATAATTTTATCTTTTGGCTTTTCACCATTTTTATACATTGGCAAATCATAAATTGGTCTATAATTTCGATAATGTTCAATAATTTGTTTTCGCCATTCTAAACATTTATCCATACAATTACCAGAAATTTTTCCAACTAAATAAATTTTCATTATTGGTAAATCAATGCCTTTACTCTTGACAAATTTAATATCAGGATTTGGTAGGTTCATTTATTTATTCCTTTCAATTTTTTAAAACAATCACAACAATACTTAACTTGATGCTTACAATCCTCTAAAGCATTGTGCTCAAGGCCTTGCATTTTATAACTTTTAGGGTCAATGTTAGCTAAGTCAGTCAGGGTTCTAATATCTCTGGGTGCTCTATAATGAAATGGAAACTTTAAGCCAACTTTATTATAGGCATTTAATAATATCACAAAATCAAAAGTAGCATGAGACCAAACTTGTGTTGCATCTATAGCAAATTCTTGGAATTGTTCTAGTACAATTTTTATATTGGTTCTGGGTTCTTTTAGGATAGACTCTTGAGCATTTTTAGATTGACTTAGCCACCAATTAATAGTAGAAGCATCTATTGTTAATCCATACCCTTGTGCTGAAGGTGTATCAATATTTTCACAGAAAGTTTTACCAATTTCTCCAGTTTCTCGATTAAAATAACAAGCCCCCAACTGTACAATTATACTATTAGGCGATACTCCAAAAGTTTCTAAATCCAACATAAGGTCATTCATTTTTAAATCTCCTTAATAATTCGCAAAATATATACCAAGTGTTTCGAGCGTCATCTTTAGCCGAATGTTTAGTTCCTTCAAATTGCATACCCAACTTCAATAAAGCTTTTGCAAGCCCAGCTTGATGGCCTTCTCCATTTGCCCACCTATAGGCGATAAAGATGGTTTTTACATCTATCCATCTTCTGCCAAATAAAAATAATTCATCATCTGTTATATGGAGTTGCTTCTTTAATTCTAAAGTATCTCCCCCTCCCCAGCATGCACAATTTCGGAAGCATTCATATTTCTTATGTAAATCTTTTAACTGGCCATAAGCAGTATATAAACCAATCCCATTATCTACATTCTCTTGTTTAATCCCTGTTAAATTTATAATAAAAGGGTCAAGAATTTCTCCACAATTAATATAAGCAGAGTATTCTTCCAAAATTTTTCCAGAAGCTAAATTGCCAACTACAGACCCAATTTGGATAATACTCCCAGAAGGCTTATTCAACTCTAAATCAAGACTAAGGAGATTTATGTCTTTCATTTATTTTATCCATTTCCAAACATAATCTTTTTTACAGTCGGTATTAATAACTTTTTTATTATTAAATCTAAAATATAGTGTCCCATCCCCTTCCCATTCCCAAGCACAAACTAGTTCGTGGGGTTCACAAAATTTCATTCGTTGTGGTTTACCTTCAGGGTCGCCATAAGCTATCCAACAGTTTTTTTCAATAATTTTCCAATAATAAACATGTAAATAATTTTCTGGATGGATTACTTTTTTAGCTTCTTCATAAATTTTGCCAGATTTAACCTTTTTTAATTGTGGAATTAAATCAAATGTAGAATAACAACCAGTTTGTTCACAATTACCAATAAAACAATAGTTACGCAGAGCTTCTCCAAATTTATTTGGGTCTTGCTCAGTCAATAAGTCTATCGTTTCCCAATCTTTTGATATAGTTATTTTCATTTTGTTTCCTCCATTATTTGTAAACCCAAGTCAATAGTTTCTTTGTCAAACTCATTTAGTTGTGCATAGGTTTCAAATGCTTTTACTGGTGAAGAAGATTCCTTAATTTTTTTACTCCTTACCCTTGTCGTCTTTACAATATCATATTCTATAGTTACGCTTCTTGCATCTTTTAAATGTTCCTTTATTGCTTTTTCATCTATTTTGCTGTATTCATCTCTATCGCATGTAATTTTTACTTTTACTAAGGCCTCTGTTGTACCTGGCTGTGGGCCTAAATTATCATTTAACCAATCGTCTAACTTAGAATACGCCAAATCAAATTGAAGCATGGGTCTAATATCTAAAGGAACAAACTTGTACTCCAATTTCTCATCTGTAGTAGTTAGTAGTGTAAAACCTTTTTTCTCATTACGTTCACCAAAATCTATTCGCTCAGGAGAACCAACATATAATACAGGTGGATTATCGTTTAATTTTTGTGCCTTATGCACGTCTCCTAGTAAAAAAATGTCTGCTGAATACTCATCAAAAATACTCTGTAAAGAAACTGGACTGTGGGCTTGGTAATCTACTGGTCCAAGTTTGGCTCCTTGAACCAGCATGTGACCTAACCAAATATTATACTTGCCCAAAGTTACCATACAAGGATTGGTTTTTAATGAGACGTTAGGTAACTCTAAAATCCCAAATTCATCTACAGCAGAATTACCGTCTGGTTCAGCATCGTGATTTCCAGGTATAATTATTACTTCAACACCTTTATCAGATAAATATTTTATAAACTTTTCAAATATAGTTTTTTCACAGCTATATGGCCTTTTACGCTCATATACATCTCCAAGAACATAGACAAAATCCACTTTATTTCCAACAGCATATTGCATAATTTGACGTAAAATAGCCAAAGTATCTTCTGGTCTATTATTTTTGTCTATGTGCAGGTCAGCAGTTATAACCGCCGTTTTCATTTTTCGTCCTCATCATCGTAGTTTATACCGCACTCTTTGCACTGGTCCCATAATAAAAAAGTTCCGTCTGGTTCCCAATCTCCCATAGCCAAAAGAGAACAATAACCATCCTCTTGGTCTAACGCAAAAGGATTCTTATCCCAATATGGACAACAATTAGGGCATAATCTAACCATAGGATTGTTTGGGTCTTGAACTGTTTGACCATGACAATATATTCCTTTTGGAATAAGAGACTCGTCCTTTTTCCTTAAATAATTATCATATAACTTTCTAAAAAACCAGTATAATTTAAATCTTTTCATTGTATTATTCCTATTTCTTTAAATAGTTCTTTCCACCATTTTTTATCTGCAAATACACCATTAATTTCTATTTGGTCGTTTATGGCTTGGTCAATTGGATTCTTTACTTTTCTTTTATCATAATAAATTTCAAGTTTATTATCGCAATCTCCACATTTAATTAACACTTTAGCAGATATTTTCTTTTTTGATTTTGACCACCAACAACGAGGAGTTGCATAGCCAAGTTTTTTATTTTCCAAAATAGGATTTCGTTTTTTCATCTTTTGTAACCTTTTCCTTTAGGGATTTTATAAAGGATTTCTAAAATTGATTTACAATGTTCACAAACTTTTCTTTCCTTTTCTTCTAATTCAATATAACCATCAATTTGATTTCCTTCATCATCAAAAGAACCATTTGTAGTATCTACTGTATTAACCCAAACAATCTTTTCGCCGCAAATTCTACATTGTTCATCTTCCTCTTGATATTCAGCTGATTTAGAAGTATAGTGCCCCTTCTTACAAAGTTGTTGATAGTAACCCTCCCAACTCATTTGTTATCCTCTAGTTTTCCAGTTACAGGTTTTTCCAAAATTGCACATAACCTTGCAATATATTCTGGACTTACCTTTTCTGTACACTTGTTTAATTGTTCTTGAACTATACTATGTTGTAATTCTGTAAGTGTTTTGCATTTTTCTAAAAATTTAAATAAATTCTTAGTCAAAGTAAATTGAGGGGCTTTCGGAATAGATACAACTTTACCATCAATCTTTTTTCTTATCATTCTAAAACCAGCAAACATTTTAGTAGTTGGGTTATTTTTCATTTAATTATATCTCCAAAATTTCATACTTACTCTTTATACCCCCTTAATAATTTTATTTATACCCTCAGATAATTTGGGTTCCTCATATACTTTATCAAAACGTTTCCAAACCCTTCTCCAAATGCTTCTATTATATTGGCCATGCGGATTTTGCATTCTCCTGTCTACTGCTTCTTTCATAGATAATTTAGGTAAAATATAACATTTTACTTTATAATTATTATATTTAGCTATATTAATATAGCGTTTCCTAATTCTTTTAGAAACGCAAATAGAATCTACTACAATATTAACACCTAATTCCATAAAAGCTTCTAACATACGTTCTTCAATTTTCCAAATAATAGGTTCATATTTATAATTATAAATATAGTTTCCAGCCCCGATACAATAACGAAGACTATCCTTGCTAATTACAACATAACCCTTCTTTTGATATTTTTTAGCTAAGGTTGTTTTTCCTTCTCCTACGTTGGCTACGATTAAAATCAGTTCTTTCATTAATATCTCACATAAATATCAATAGGTTTGCCAGCTTTAATAGCTAAATCAATTGAATTCTTAGTGCCACAACTTGAACCATCCCAAAAGGCTATAACTTTATCTGCTTCATTTATTATTAATTGATTTCTTATGAATCCTGCTCGTTTACCATATTTATCCCACTCAGGTTTAAAAATATGCTTTGGAGTGAGGTGTGTCATACATTCTTCAGCCCAAGTATCAACCCCTCTTGCTCCTCCACTAACAAATTCATTACCACATAAAGGCGCATTTAAATAAAAGGCTGTAATAACAGTATCTTTTACAAATTTAAAATCTTTAAATTCTCTTGAGCCTATAACAGCTATTTTCATTAAATATTTCCTTGCTCTTCTTTTTTCTGCTGCTGTACTTTTGCTTGCTCTCCAAGTTTAATATCGTTATATTGTTTGGCTAATTTAAGAAAACCTACATCAATACCACAAAATTCCACTAAGGTATGAAATTCCATAGTTTTTGGGCAGCTTTTTAATAATTCAATGTACTCTTTAAACTGTTGAATCAATTCATCTCTTTGTACTTTTACAAATTCCATATTATTCTCCTTCTAGTTTGTCTTCTTTTATTTCTTCTTCATAGTTTTCAGCTAATGCGCAAATACCATCTTGGACAGTACTTGGATGAAAGCCCCAAGCTACTAAAAGATGAGAAAGCTCTTCCAAATAGGCATAAATATCACCATCTTCTGGAAAAGATAATTTAACCTCTCTATCTTCTGTACTAATAGTAACAGTAATACAATTATTCATTGGATTCTCCTTTAATTATTTTTTGAAAATCTACCATATCTAACACTACATATCTATCATTTGTTTTCGTAAAATCTATTATTAATGTAGGCACTTTTCCGTAGTTAATCGGAGATTGTTTTAATTGGTCTAGCCATTCTTTATGTAAAACTATACTATCTTTATTCGTCGCTTTACTTTCAATAATATAATTACCCTTAATCATATCAGCAGGAGCCGCATCTTTCGCACCACTTTGAGGTTGCCTTTTAGCACCCAAGTCTTTTGCTAATTTCTTTTCTTGTTTAATTGAGTTTCTCTTTATTTGGTTTCTAACGGGCTTTTCAATTTGTTTTTTATATGCTAAGCAATAAGTATCATTACCCTGTAAGCACAATATTGAATTTTTATAATATCTACAAAAATTATTCTTATTATATTTACAGTCTTTTCTACAAATACTCATATTAATCCTTTTTAACTATATCAATAATATCTTTTTTTAGTTTTAGTATTGCTTTACTATCTTTTTTTAGGTATTCAACAACTGCTTCTTTTCCCTGGAATTTTTTGTCATCCAAATAAACCCACGCCCCTTTTTGTTTAATCAGTTCAAAAGCAATCGCATAATTAATAATAGATTCTTCATTGTCAATACGTCCATCATAATAAAAAGAAAATTCGCCTACTTGTAATGGCTTATATGTTTTATTTTTTACTACTGTAAATTTAATGTTTTGACCTATTGCGCTTTTTGCCTCATTTCTTAACGTATCGCCTTTTTTAAGATGAATACGAACACTACTATAAAATTTTAAAGCGTTTCCTCCAGATGTTGTAAGGTTGCTTCCATAAAGAATCCCAATTAAACGCCTTGTTTGATTAATGAATATTACAATACAGGGATTATATTTTTCTTTATCCGTTAAGCTTTCTGGTTGTAACGTCGAAGCTAAAATACGTAAAGTTTTGCTCATTAATCTGGCAGCTACTCCCATTTGATTTTTTTCCAAGCTTTCTTCTGTTTCAACAATTGGGCATAGTGCAGAAACAGAATCTACAACAACAACTCCCACCTCTTTACTTGATACTAGGTCTATCAAAGTATCTAAAGCCTTTTCTGCTGTTTTAGGTCGAACAATGTACAGTTTGTCTGGGTTTACTCCAACTTTTGTGGCCCATTCTTTTGTAAGAGCTCCCTCCAAGTCTATATAAACACAATCTTTATCAAATTTTTTTTGAACGGTTGCTATGGTTTTGAGGCTTAAAAGCGATTTTCCTGTGCTTTCTTCTCCAAACAGCTCTATAATGCTGGAACATGGAAGACCCCCACCAACACTAATATCGCATGAAAACGACCCTGTAGAGGCTCGTTCTATGCCAGTATAGGGACTATCGCTCAACTTAATGATTGAGCCAGCTAAATCCTTATTGTACTTATTTATATATTCTTGTAATTTTCCCATTTATTGTTCCTTTTTATCTTTAGTACGGATATTTCTTTTTGTATTTTCCTCATCTATCTCGTTATCTTTCTCATTATTTTTTCTTACAGCTATTGTTTTTATAAGCTGGTCTCTTGTTACTTTTTCTTCTTTTATAGGCTTAAATTTTTCTGGTATGTGCTTAATACAATAAACACCTTCTTCTACAAGCTCTGTTCCTTGAGATTTTCTAACTGTTTTAATAGTCTCGCCATCTGCATAAATAGTCTTTACTTGTAGATTATATTCTACATCTCTTATCTTAGTTGGAATCTTAGTTTGTTTTTGACAATTTCCCACTGGACCACATACTTTACAAATAAAGGACATAAGCTATTTCTCCTTGTTAAGTTAATTATTGCCAATTTCCATTTTCATCTCTGCCATAGCAATTATCAAATTGTTCAATCTTCGGGGTCTTTGTCATATTCAGCTTGTATTTCGTTAATACGTCTAATTCCTTCTGGCGTATTTATACAGGGTAAATGTTTCGGTCTCATTTACTACTCCTATTTAAAAAAAGCTATTCCTAAAACTATTGCATCTGCTTGGTGCTCCGAAATCCCTACCTTCTCAAAATCCTCACTTAGCTTACTTACAGCATACTTAAATTTACCACTTATCTTCTTTTTTTCTTCTGCTTGTTTCTTTTTATCCTTAATTTCTTTTTCTATGGCTTTAATCTTATTTTCTTTTTCTTCTATTAAGGTATTGAATGCTTTTAAATATTTGCTAAGAATAACTTTATCAACAAGGTTGTATCTTTTGGATATTTCTAATTGAACCTCTATTTTAGAAGCTTTTCCACTTATATTAGTTTTTGGTCTAGCCGATACAGCCATCATAAATACGGGTTCTTTCTTAGTCTTTTTATACCACGTAATAGCCATACCACCATGTACCCTAGCCCATCTCCTAAAAACTTTTGGGTCTACACAAAAAATATCCTCAATTATAATAGCATCAACTTTATACTTTTCAGTTAAAGCCAGGACCTTATCCGTAATTTCTACAGTATACATGGTATCGGATAATGTTCTATCTTTTATAGAAAACTGTCCATACTCTAATAATTTAAAATTATTATTAATAACCGCAAACCCTGTTGTGCTAGTGGATACGTCTAAAGCCAAAACTTTCATTAGTCTCCAAACCTATAAAAGAAGTTTGTAGTAGGATTTGAACCTACACGTCCTCATGTCAGGACAGATTCAGATACCGCACATTCTCTGAACTATGCTTTTCGGGGCGACACCTTGCGTCTATTTTCGCCATACAAACTTCTTTGGTTTATATTTTGTTAAAATTGCCTAGTTTGACTATACTTTTTTAACACTTTTTAAACTAAAAGGGTAAATCGTCTTCTGATATTTCGTCTGTTGGCTCTGCAACTTCCTCTACATTTAAGTCTGCACCTTCTGGCTCTTCTTCAACAACTTCTTTTTTAGGGGCTGGCTTTGTAACGGTCTTTACAGGAGCTTTTATTGTTGCTACGGGTTTAGTAACCTGTTTTGGTTTTTCGGTTTCCACAGAAGCCTCATCGGATTCAACTTCCTCTTGTGCCTTTACTTCAGTTACATTTTGATAAGTCTTAGTTCCAACCTTTGTATTTTTGACCATAATTTCAACTCTTTTGCCAACTAAATCACCAATACGTACATTTTCTTCTACATCTAACTCCGTCTTGCCAAGAATATTGCATAACCATCTGTAAAGGTCGGCCTTTTCGGTTATTTCCTCATGCAATGGGACAGACCCCCAAGCATATTGGTCTTTGTATTTTCCAGAGCTGATAATAAATGTAAAATGAGCCCGAACACTTTGGCTTTTCGGTAGTTGTTTCTTCTTGATTTGTTTAATTACAGCTGGTAGCCAAGTCAACTCTGGTAAAAGGGGCCTATCTTCATTACTCTTTGCCTTTCTTACTGTTACTACAAAATCATCTAAGAAGTCTACATTATTTTGTTTTTGGTTCTCTGGCATTTTTAGTCTCCTTTTTTATTTTAATAACTTTTGTTAAATTTCTTGAGTGGGTGTTGATTGTTCGTCCTTATGTCCATAGGTTACAGAGGTTCTCATAACATAAACAGCCTGGTCAAAATCCTCTCTTTTCATTTTAAGATAATTAGTAAGTACTTGCGCTTCTAATCTTTTATCCTGTAATTCTCTCCAGCGTTTATCAGCTTTTGAAACTCTTTGTTTACTTGCTTCACTTTTTTCTTCACTTTCACTTTGAATATCAACATCTAAATTATCTCTCTTTTGTTTAATATCCAATTCATAACGTTCTGCCTTAGTAACCATATCCGATAACTTAGTTTTCATTTGCCAAAATAAAACATGTAGTACCATTGCTTCATCAGGAGAAATAGCTCCCGATTTAGGAATTCTTTTATATAAGGCAACCATTTCATTAATCCCTTGCTCTAGCCCCAACATTTTGATTGTTTCTTTCATTATTCCTCCTTAATTTCTATTATTTTATGGCCTTGTTTCTTTTTCTTTTCTATATAGGTACTAGCTAAATCTTTAGTTTCAAATTGTCTTTGCCTTGGAGATTTATTTTCTTTAATAATTATTACTTTAAACATAAACTAACCTCCTAATATAAGTATAACATATTTAAAGCCAGTTTGTCAAGGCTATTCACCTAAAATTCTATCTAAATCCTGCTTATTTAACTTTTCTACTGCTTCTCTAAGTTTAACATGGGCATCCTTAACACTATCGCCTTCGTTAATAGTTACTTCTACCTCATTGTAAATCCTTACTGATTCATAGTTTCCAGTATTACGAACTACCCCTTGTCCATGTGTAAGCTTAATAACTTTCATTTATTTTCCTCCTTTGATTATCTGCTTCAATCCAGCCTCTTGCATACCACCTAAAACAACAAGTATTTTTAATTTCACGTATTTTAGGATATTCTCTTTTACCAAATTCAAAACATCTTATAACTCTTTTTAATTTTATTGCCTTCATTTGTTTTACAACATCCATTTTATATCCTCCTAAATACCTATAAAAAATACTATAACTAATAAATTTTTAATATCTCTATTCCTCTTATTACTTTATTTTATGGTATCTCCTTCTATACAGATTCCATTTGCTGTATGAAAATAAATACTATCTTCTAACTCACCAGTTCCATTACAACTCTTACAATTAGGGTTTGCAGCTATTCTTTTGTCTGGTAATTGATGTGTACAACCACATCTTTTCATTATTTGTTTCTTTTCTACAGATACTTTATTTTTCATTTTCAACCTCCTCATATTTTTCCAAAGACCCCCACCGTTCCCCAATTTTTATTTCTGTTTCAATTGGTACTCTAATTCCATCTATTGGTCTTTGCATCTCTGTTTTAAGTAACGATATAATCTCTTCTTTCTCATTTTTTGGTACGTCTAACACAACCTCATCATGGATGGTTAAAACTAGTTTTGCCTTGCTTTTTAATTCTTTTAATTCCTTAGCAATTCTAATAGTTGCTAACGACAAAATATCTGAGGCGGTACTTTGTATACAAGTGGATACTACTTTTCGTTCTTCTTCTCCACGTATAAAATTATCTTGGTCATTTATTTTTAGCAAGTATCTTTTTCTACCAAAAAAGTTTTTAACATAGCCCTTTTGTTTTGCTACTTTAATCATCATATCTATCCATAGTTTTACCTTTGGATACTTATTAAAAAACGCTCTAATAAACTCTTCAGCCTCTTCTGGAGACATATCATATTCCTCAGCTAAAGACACGGCGCTTCGACCATAGGGCAATCCAAACGTGACCGCTTTAGCCCCATCTCTTTGTTCACTTGTGACTTGTTCTTTCGGTATTTTATAAGCGTTTGCCGCTACTTCTCTATGAATATCTTGGCCATTTTTAATGTCATCTAATTGTTTTTTATCATTAACAAAATGAGCCAAGACACGATATTCAATTTGACGTTCATCTGAACTTATTAAAAAATTTCCTTTTGAGGCAATAAAATAATCCCTAATTAGTTTACCATCTTTTTTCTTTGGAATATTTTGTAAATTAATATTCCTAGATGCCAATCTACCTGTTGCTGTACGATTTAGCATATACTCTGTATGCAGTCTTCCATTTTCATCCAGTTTCTCTTTTATTGGTTCCAAGTAGGTACTATGTATTTTCTTCAAATAACGCAACTCTAATAATTTATCAATAAACTCATGCTCTCCTTTTAATAATTCTAAGGCCGCTTCGTCGGTTGAGGCTTTTTTTGTTAATTTTGTTTTCTTGACAATAGTTAAACCTAAATGATTAAACAGTAAATCTCGTAATTGAGTTGTTGACCCTAAATTAACAGGTTTTAAATTCTTTTTTAAATACTCTTCTTTTGTATATTTTTTACTTAGTATTTTAGATTTTTCATACTTAATCAAAATAACTTTACGCTGCTTTTTAATATAATTTTCCGTATAGGCTTTTATATCTGTTAGTTCATAAATTGCTTTCTCTGCTTCTTCAATACGTTGTGCATATTCCTTTGTCATTTTATCTAAATACTCTATATCTATTTGTATACCATTATAAGCCATTTCAGTTGTTACTAAAGAAAGGGGGACCATAATATTTGACATAACAAACATATAAGATTCTAAATCTGTCTTTATTGCTTGATATATTCGATAGGTACAATCAGAATCACCTACGCTGTACTCATATAAGTCATCCCATGCTGTATTTTTAAATCCATTTTCTCTATCGGCTTTCACTCTCTCATCATAACCGCCCATATCCGTATATATCCAAGCTAAATCATGCAATCTTTGACTTCCTTTTCTATCTGGGTCTAATAAATAATAAGCAAACATTGTGTCAAAGTAGGCTCCCTGAATGTCCCATCCCCACTTCTTATTTAAAAAGAAAATATCAAAACTAATATTATGCCCTATTTTCTTTATATTTGGATTCTCCATTATAGGTTTTAATTGATTTTTGATATATGCCAAGTCTTCCTGGCTCCACAGTTCCTTTCTTTGCCAATCCCAAATAGGAATAACTATACCAGTAGCTTCTGCCCAAGAAAATGATAAGCAAAGCACTCTATCATCATCAACGGCTAAACCCGTAGTTTCAATATCAAAAGCAAACTCCTGTAAACTACTTAATCGTTTAATAGCTTTTACAATCTTTGGTAAAGTATCGCATACAATATAATGTGTTTTCTTCTTTGTTTTTGCTTTAAACTCTGAAGTTTCAGCAGACTGTTTGACAAACTTTAAATCTTCTATAAAATCTTGTCTATTCTTTAATCCTTCTACATCCTTGCGTCTAACTAAGAAAGATGGATGATATAATGGAATACACGTTGTTTGATATTGTTCACTCCAAAAAGGATTACCGTGAATTTGAGTAATATTAGTTTTGCCTATAATTGTTTTTGATACTAAATTACCTAATAAAACTATAACATTTGGTTTAATCTCTTTAATTTCTTCTTCTAAATATGGTAAACAAGCTTTAATTTCTTTAGTATTGGGTTCCCTGTCTTCCCAATACCCTGGTTTTTTTTCAACTGGCAAACTACGGCACTTGACTAAATTGGTTAAATAGATTTCACTTCTCTTTATGCCAGCTTCCTGCAAACAAGCATTTAACATTTGTCCAGAATCTCCAACAAATGGCTTTTTGTTAATTATCTCATTTTTTCCTGGGCACAACCCTACAAAGAGTATTTTGGCAGTTTTTGGACCTTCTCCTTGTAGACAAATACATTCACACACCTTACCGTTACTTTTAACTTGGCTAGTTTTATACAATTCACATTTTTCACATTTTGGCATTTTTATAAAACCTTTCAATAACACTAATAAGAGTATCGTCTTCTATATAATAAATATCATCAAAACAATTTTGAATAAGTTGTCCAAGTCTTAATTCAGGATGCTCTTTCCATATTTTTTCTAATTGTTTAATTATTTTGGGAATTCTTTTCTTGTCTCGCATTTCTTTCTCCCATAGTTTGTTGATAAGCCAAGGCTTGCATTATTGTATTAGCAAAATAAGTTATCGCATCTTCTGGATATTTGAATGTAGCAATTGCTTCCCAAATTCCTTCTTCTATTTGACGCATAATTGCGTACCCATCATCATCTTGCACTAATTTTAAATTACCTATTTTAAATTCTTGATTCATTTGAGCTCCTATAGGGTATAATTAATAATAAATTAGCTGAAATTTGAGTTAAAAGTAGTTAAATTTAAATAATTCATCCCAAACGGGTATAATAATTATTCTTTCTTAGTTTCCATGTAAAGGAACAATTAGAACTCGAACAATGTCCCCTTGTTTAAAATCGCCTTTTTTATTAACAGTTATTAATCTGGACCCACAAACTGTCTCTACTTCTATTTCAAGTCCAATTGAATCTTCAAGTGTAACCTGTGCAGACAACTCTAATGTCTTCATCAAACTACCTCCCCCCACTCATTTACAGTACCATCTGGTTTAGCTTCTAAAATAGCTTTTGGAGCCTCATATACTTCTTTAACCTTTGTTTCTTGTGTTTTTAATTGGGCTTCTAATTGGGCAATCTGATTCTTTAAACTCTCTATTTGTTTTGTAGTTTCAAGTTTATTTACTTCTAACTCTTGCTTAACTCCGTCATTCAAAATCCTAAGCAATTGATGAGTTGGGGTGTTCTTCATTTTTTCTATATTCTCTGTAGTTTTATGTTCTGGACATAAAATAGCTATTGCTCGTTCATCTTTTACTTCTGTTAAAACTCTACAGATAAAACAAGGAATTTTTTTAACCATTTTGACTCTCTTTTCTTAAACACCTTAATTCTTCTAATAAACTACCAAGACTCCAAGTTGTTTGTATTCCAACTTGTTTAATTTTATCATAAATATTATCAATTACTTTATAATAGCAATCTTTTTTAGTTTTAGCATAAATACTAAAATTTACTGGGCCTGCACAAGTTCTAATATAATCCTCTATATTTTTATAGTTGGCTGAAATAGCTATTTTTTTAATTATATGATTGTTATAGACCCAATATACTTTTTTAAGTTTACTTTTAGTCATATTAGTCTCCTTATACGGAAGTAACCCATCCAAAATTTTTAAATCTTCAATGATATTTCTCCTTCAAATTTTATATGTTTCTTTTATGCTTTTAACACAATCCCCTGAAGAATTCGCCTCCGTATTCGGATGGTCTGGTAAAATTAGATAAATAGGTATTCTAAATAAAAAGGCAAAAACTACTTCATAAATAGTACCAATAGTTTTTATATCTTTGGGTAAATAAACTACAATAAAATCACTCCTAACTACTGCTTCTGAATCACCCCAAAATTGTATATCTCTAGGACGATTACCTTCTATATGTTTTCGCATTCGTAAAGCCGTTAATAAATGGATTAAATCGGTATTTTGAGAGATAGAACCAAACCATATCCTCCACATTTCGTCGAAAAAAATTGACCAATGCCCTGCTCTTTTTAGATTTTTAATATATTCAACCTGTTTTCCTGCTTCTTGTCCTACTTTTGTTGCTTCCTGTGCCACTGGGTCATAGATTAATAAATCTGGGCAAGATAATTTTTCAGATAATTCTGTCCTAAAATCCGTCATATCAGCCTTATTAGCATGTTCAATGGCTCCTGCAAAATAAGTAGTCCATTTAATTCTTTTATCGCTACTCATATCATGTTTATACATACTAAGTCCCCTTTATAATCTCCAAAGCTTTAGATGTCCCTATTCTATCAGCACCTGCTTTAATTAACTGTTCAACTTGAGTTTTTGTAGAAACACCGCCCGAAGCTTTTATCTGCAATCCTTTGGAGTATTTTTTAATAATCTTTATATCTTCAGCTAATGTTTCAAATTCTGGGCGTTTGAACAAACCAGAATCTGAGTTATGAACTAAAATACCATAACCTGTAAAAAAAATATTATCTTTTTCTGTTTGTATATCATACACCCATCTTTTTTTCATTCTCTTTATGTCCACAATTTGTCGCAAACCGATTGGCCTTCTTTTATTTTTATATATTTGGAAATTTAATTTTTTATAAGTTTTATTTCTATATTTAATAAGATAATAATCTTTTTGTCCTATAGATATAGCATAACCAACTGTTTTACATAGAGCGATAAAATCTGCTAATAGCGTTCTATTATTGGTCATTCCAATATGATATATTTTACTATCTTTTGTAGAAGCATTTCCTTCTAAATAACCATCTAAAAGTCCTGTTCTAAAATCTAACGGAAGATTGTAAATCATATTAGATAAATGTTTTGTTTTAGATATTTTTCCTATTATTAAATCTTGTAGTAACGCTCTAAGCATCGGGGAATTGACAAAAAAAGTAAATCCTTTACTTCCTTTATCTTTAGATATATTATACTTATACCCATATTTATTAATTACTTTTAAAAGTATTGGAATAATTGATTTTTTGTCTCTTGGACCTAAATGAAACCTTACTCTATTTGTTTTTGAATATGTTCCTTCTGCTAAAAATGCTCCAACAAAAAAACCCAAATTGTAATCATAAATTTCATTATTATAATAGGAATTATACTGTAAATTATTTATAAAACCTATATAATCTCCTTTTTTAAATTCAGATGTTTGCTTTAAGGTATAGTTAAAAGGTCTTTCATAGCGAATTGTTCTACCAAAATATGGAAGTTTATGTTCTTGCGTACAAGTTACAAATAAACCGTTTGATAATCTTAATTGTAAACATTCTTTTTTATTTACTTGTTTTATTGTATTTAATACTTTTACCCATTTAAATTGACCTTTTTTATTTACAGATGGTAAATAAACAACATCTTTTTTGTGATGGTCATATAAATCTTTTATTGTCGTATATAATATTTTGTTATCTATTTTAACTAACATTGAGGTCGAGCCTTCTAAACATTTAATATAATCTGCACCACTTTCTCTAACGAGTCTACAAGCTTCTTTAAAAACATTATTTAATCCTAATTTATATACATTTTCATCCATTTTTCTTAAATAATAGGCTTCAATAATAACTTTTAAAACTTTACCTTTAGTTAGTTCTCTTATTTCTTTTAATTCTTTTTCAACCCTATCCCAAGCTTTTAAATCAGAATAATTATAAATATTCCAAATAAAATCTACTTCATCACAAACATCACAAACTATGTCTAAGATACCTTCACATTGTTCAAGGCCTCCCCCTGCAACCCAATTTGGGACACTTATCAATTTTGTAGTTGCATTAAGTCTTTTTAGTCTATTCTTTGCATATAAAGTCCAACAAGGCGAGATGCAAAGTCCATAGAAGCCATATTTAATACAATTTTCAATCATTTGATTAATTTCTTGTCTTGTAGCTTTATTTGATAGATTAGTATAGTCTAAATATTTTGCAAGTTCCATTTAAAGTCTCCTTTTACAATCTGGGCCTTTTATGGTTTGGAACTAATGAATTTATAAAATATTTCCATAAACCTGGCCTATGGAAGTTTACAAGCCCTCTTTTCTTATAGGGATACAGTAAGTAAATTATATACCACTTATATACCATGAACAATAAACATATAAAAGCGGACATAATAATAAATAAGTCTTGAGCAGCAATGCCATATAAAAATCTAATAAAATCATCCGCTATTCCTGTATTCATAGATTTTCTTGAATGACCTTTTGCTGTTCCAGCTTTACGAATAGAGGAGGCGCTCCAATAGTATCTAATCCCATTGCACAATCCCGATACAATTAGAATTAATCCTAATATTTCTTTAAGTTGTTCCATTTTTTATCCTTGTAATATTCGTCTGCTGTTTTATAATCTTGTTTAGAATAATAAATCTCAACCTTTACAGCCAGTTCAAGCCAATGATTTGTACCAACAGTATCTCCTACTTTTTCACATTCTTCGGATTTATTTAAACATTTCTTCATAAGAGATAATTCTGATATATCCATTTTAATTTGGTTTTCTTTTCTCTTTTTGGCCCAAGTCCAATGGATATAAGAATGTAACTGGTCTATGCTCATTACATCCCCAAACCAACTGCACAGGTTCACTTTCCTCTGCTAAGGTTTCAGAAAATTCATCACTTGCAGTCAAAGCCCCACCCCTAATAACCGTAATCTTACTTCTATCCCAAGCTCCCCAATGATGGTAGTGCCCATAAACTAATACACTGAAATCATGTCTTTTAGCCCAACCTAAAAACTTTGCTTTCCCCGCAGCAGTTTCGGATTGATTTGGAGCAATGTGTCTTAAATGATAGTTCCAACCCCTATTCACAAAGTTTAAATACTCTAATTCCGAATAATTAACTTTTACTGTGTGTGCTCGTTTATCTGTTTTTGTCCATAGGTCTAACATTAAATAAATCATTAAATCCCAATTCGCATTAAAATCTGTACTTTTCCCATTAATACGAATGCTTCCGTGATTTCCGTTTACGCCATAAAAAGTAACTATTAGATTACGTTCTAAAAAAGATAAAATTAATTTCTGAATTACTTGTGTTGCTAACATAACTTGAAATGGTGGCGCTAATTCTGAAACTGTTTCTTGGGAAGCAAATATGCCCATACCATCTGCAATATCTCCAGTAGACAAAATATTTACATTTGTAATGGGAGTCCCTTTACTAATATATTTATCTACTAATTTTAATAGTTCTAATAAAAATTTATCAATCATTTGTTTAAAAGTATTAACATCATAAATTGTTTGCCCATGTTCATCTTTAATAATTCTTCCAACATGCCAATCGGTAATATGAACATTAAGAGTATCCCCTACTTTCTTAGATGAAGTAGCTATTTTAGGGCATGGCGCAGTTTTAGAAAGCTCCTCCTTTAAATAGTCAACCATCCCCGCATACGTTTCAACATACTTTAAATTTTCTGGAGCTTCTTTCGGAGCAGTAACTTGCTTAATCCCATATCTTCTCTGAGCATGGTCTATCGCATCATATGTTGTATTCATTTTATTTGCTATTTCTGCCTGGGTCAAGTTTGGATTTTCAGAATAAGCTTTAAGAATTTTTATTCTATTTTCATCCCAATATTTTTTAATCATCATTAGTCTCCTCTATTATACGTTGTAATTCTCTTATTTCTTCTTGTAAAGAATCTACTCTCTTTCCCCAATTGTCATAGATAGCTTGGGCTAAATTATCCACTATCTTATTAGTTTCGGCATTTGCTCCGATTTGGGAACAAATTATTGGCATAATAATAGATTGTAATTCTTTCACCGTTGACCTCTCCTCTACCCTTCTTAGCTTATCTGCCATGAGTTCTCCTTTCTTATCCTATTCTGGAATTAACTGTGTAACTACATTATTTTTAAAATCTATTGTATTAACAAACTCTTGCAAATTTTCTGCTTGGGCTTTAGTTAAATTTTCATAATTATTTAAATACTCCATATAATCCACATTTTTCAAATCTAAATAAGCAATAATATTAGCTACGCTGTTTAAACTATCATTTTGTATTGCCATTTCTCCTATCTTTTTTGTTACTGCATAATTTATTTCTTTTTGAGTTATTTCTCTTGTTAATTCTTCTAAGATTAGGTCGTAGGCTTTATTTATATTTTCGGCATCTAAACCAATTGAAACATACCAACCAGGAGTACCACAGCTATAAATACCCATACCAAAATATACTCTATAACATAGATTATTTTCCTCTCTTAGCCTGGAGAAAAGTCTCCCACTCATACTATTCATAATGCCTTCTAATAAATCCGTTAAAACAATAGTATCAAGATTGCTGCTTTTATAGGGTTTTATAATGTTACCTATAATAACATTAGCTTGGCTTATTCCAGGTCGCTTAACAATAACATCATTTCTACCAACAATATTTTTTATAGTTGGTACAGTTGAAGTTTCTAAACTTTTTGTAACGTCTTCACGAAAATCTGATACATCCCCAATTTGAACAAATGTCAAATCTTTATAGTTAGTTCTATAATAATCAAGGAGAGTGCTTCTATCAATATTTGCCAAACTTTGCTTTGTTCCGATAATTGGTAAATATAAACCATCTGATTCCTCAAACAATGCTTTTTGATGTATTTCTGATACCATACTTCGTGGGTCATCCTCATACATTTTCATTTCCTGCAAAATAACTTCTCGTTCTTTATCTATTTCTTTTTGTGGAAAGAAAGAATTATGCAACATATCCATTAATATGTCTTCGGCATCTTTTTTATATTTATTTGCTGACTTAATCCAATAAACGGTTAATTCGTAATCTGTCCAAGCGTTTAGTTGTGCACCATATTTTTCTATATCATATGCTATTTGTTTGGCTGTTCGAGTACGAGTCCCCTTGAAAAGCATGTGTTCAATAAAATGGGATATACCTTTAATAGTATTGGGTTCCTGTCTACTACCAGTTTTTACATAAAGCATTGTAAACGTTGAATTACCTTCTTTAGGGATTAATATTTTATTCATTACTGACCCTCCAAATTAATATACTCATTACTTTTGTTCATATAACCTCCTTAACTACCTACCAAATATTCTTGTCTTTCATTTTCAGTACATTCTATAAATTTAGACAATTCTGGATAAAATTTGTAATACAATCTACTTTTAAAACTACTGGTCTTATTCTTTACAACGTTTAACTCTACAATAGGGCCAAAAGCATCCTCTGAATTAACGTCTCTAACAAACTTTAATGTTGTATTAGGATTTTTGTAGTAATCACCATAAAGAAGTCCAATAAAATCCGCATCGAATTGAAGGTCAACGCATTCTTTAATATCGTCTCCTATAGGCCGTTTGACGTTATTTGTTTTTCTAAGCTCTGCTGTAGTTATTACAGGAATATCATACTGATTTTTCCAATATTTTAATTGGTCCGAAATCATCATAAACAATTCTCTAGTATCAGCTTTTTTATAACTTGTAAGCCTATGCAGGTTGTCAATAAAAACAACCAACTGTTTACCTTCACTAATTTTTTTATAAATTTTAATATACTTTGATAATTGTTCAATTCGTTTTGCTTCGGATTCTTCCTTTATTGCAAATCTATCAGACATTGTTTTTAACTTTTCTATTTCTCCTCCACGAAGTCTTAATAGTTTTTCTTTTTCTTCTTCTGACAAGTCTTCTCGTAATTTAATTTTGTATTTTGGATTAGCAATAGCATTAATAGGCACTCCCGTATTTAATGATACTATTCTTGGTAATAATTGCCCCAAACTATCGTCTACAGAAAAAAATAAAATAAAAATATTTTCATTTGAACGCAATAAATCCATAGCCAAGTTCAATAACATTGTGGTTTTTCCTAGGTTCGTTTCACCCGCAAGGATATAAAACATATTTTGAATGCCATCCATCTTTTTTACAAATAATGGAAATTTATCGGCTTTTAAACCAAGTAGGTTTCCTTTCCTGTTCCAAACGCTTCTATCCCAATCCCCAAGCACACGTTCAAAACATTTATCCTCTTCTTGTATATCTTCAGAAGTAATTAATCTCCTACCTCTATCCAATAAATCGTGTTTTTCTACTTCTTTTTTTACAGCCTCTTTTGAAACATCTAATACTTTAGCTAATCTTTGGCATAGTTTTTCTTTGGTTGTGTAATCCTCTTCTAAAACAATTAACTTAATTACATCATTTTTAAGGAACTCGTTTTCCAAATCTTCTTTTAGTAAAGATAATTTCCAATCAAAAACACTCAATTCCTTTATTTCATTAAATCCTTTAATCCCTTCCTTGACTAAAAGCTCATCAACATCTTTATAAGGACTTGGAATATCCTTTACAAATAAATTTATGCCTTGAAGCCCTTTAATATCTTTATCAATTATGCGTGTTAATGCTTGTTTCCCCGCAGAATCTCGGTCAAGCATAAATATAATTTTAGTAATCCCTTGCTTTACTAATATCTTATAACGTTCCTCATTAAAGCTCAACCCACATAAAGCCACAACATTTTTAATTCCATGTTTATACAGTGAAAAAACATCAGCATAACCCTCAACAACATAAATATCACTATTCAGCCTCGCCTTATCTAAATTAAATAGAACACTTGTCTTATTATATAGAACAGTGTTTCGTGAGTTTAGATATTTTTGTCCATTGGAATTTTCATCTATACTACGGCTTGCAAATCCAACAGTCCTGCCATAATGATTTTTGATAGGGAATAAAAGACGATTATCCAACAAATACTTTGCTTGATTTCCTTTTGCCTCAGCAGAGGGCACAAGTCCAACTTCCTTTAATACTTCCTCTGCATGTCCTTTCTTCTTTAATAGCTCAATAAGCTTCTCATAATTACAATAACCAAACTGAAAAATATCAACCAAATCTTCCCACTGGCGTTGAGAAACATATTCCCTAACTTTCTTAGTTTTCTCATTATCTATTTTGATTACCTGGTTACATATTTTACAGGTATCTTCGAGAGCTTTGTAGAGTTCTTCTTTCTTTTTTTCTTCTGGGGTATACTCATCTAATTCATAAGGAATACCAAACTTATCTGCAAGATATAACACATTGTCGGTTATAAAACCTTGTCCTGTAAGAGGTCGGCCCTCAATAAAGTGACAAGCGGAAAATATATCCCCCGCCTCATTACAATTTCCAACTACCACACCATTTACTAAATAGTTATGTGTATCTTCTACTTCTATATTATATACTATTGTTTTCTCTTTAGATTTTTTTATTTCTCTAATCCTTTTACAATAGTATTCTTCGTTATTAATTTTTAAATAAAATCCACCTGTTTTATAATTTTTATGACTAAATCTACCCGAACCCTTAAGTTCTGATGTTCTTAAGTGTGTAGTATAAACAGTTTGTCTAAAGATATTATCTTTTTTCCCCCAATGCTCTAAGTCTATATAAATAGATGGATACCAGTAAAGCATTACTCCTAATAAATATAATTGATATGCTAGTTCTTTTGATATTGTTGTAATTGAAAATTGCCGTTTAGAAATTCTATAACCATCTCCTAGATAAATATACGTTATTATTTCCTTCAAAAATTCTTGAGAAAAGGATAAAAAGTGTGATGGTATTTTTTTATTTTTTGCAGTATGACCACAATTTTCTTTAAACCATTTTGCTAACTTAGCATTACAAATAATTACTTTTGCTCCCTTAGAGTTCTTACTGTAGTATCTTCTAGCCAATAAATCATATCTTTTAGCAAACTTTTCTATAATCTTCATTAAATTACTTTCATCTCTATGAAAAGAAAAAACAGATTCTCGTTCTCCATTAGTACTACCCTCTGAAATAAACAAGCCTAAAACTTGACAAAATTCTTTATCAATTTTTATTCTAAGTTTTCTTTTACCATTTGTTATATTATTATCAAAATCAAGATAAGTATTTTCTAAATTATTTTTTGGAAATTTGACAATTGGGGTTATGAGATAGTCCCCAACAACCAAATTCTTAGCTGGTTCTTTATAAATAGTATAATCTCTATAATATAAATTATGTGACTCTTTTTTAACATAATACATATTATGATAGTGGGTTGGTTGAACGTAATAAGGCAAAGTTGCTCTAATATCAATAAATTCACCGTTAAACTCTTTTTTAAAGGTATTTATTACCTTATGAAAACAACCATCCATAGACAATACATTATCTCCAACTTTTATATCTTTAATATCCACTAAACCATTATCAGTAAAAATTGGAGTGCCCTCTTTAAAACAAGCAAAACATTTCCAAGATTCTTTATTTGGATAATAAGCTGCCGAAGGCTTATAATCATTATTACGGTGGGCACTTCTTTGAGGACACGAAAAATGGGTACTGGTAAATTCAGTCTCATTTTCTTGTAGATACTCAGTTAAAAAAGGACGTAACTTATCCATTAAAGAATCCAAATGTTTTATTTTCATTCTATACCTTTCTATGTTTCACGTGGAACAATTTAATATTTTATTCGTCCTGTGGAACCCACTTAATTAAAAGTTTATATAGGTCAACATTATATTTTTTCTCTATGCTCATTAGGTTGTTAATAATTTTTATATCGCTATCTTTTTGTGCTTGGCTTCCTTTTTCATTAATATGTTTTATCATCTTTTCCCAGGAACCTGAAAATAACATTTCTTTTATATGTAAAGTCAACTGAGCAGGAACATCTAAACTTAAATCATTTCGCTCCTTTTTATTTGAAGAAAGGGGCAATAAGACATTTTCGTAAACCGCTATATTATCACTCATTAGTTTTCCTTTGGATACGGTAAAACTTCACACTTTAATTTTTTTAATAATTCTTTTTTTCTTCGTCTATTACAAATAAAATAAATATATTTATGTTTTCCTGGCATTTTAATTTGCTTTGCTCCCAAATTCAATAGTTTTTCTTTATCTTCTTTTTCTGTTGTTTTACCACGTCCTAGTGCTCTTCTTGTTATTAGTTGATTATTATAAAAGTATCTAATTTCTGGAGCCGTTTTTCCTAAATATAAAAAGTTTAAAGCTTGATAAATAGTTCCAACATGTTTAAAATAACTATCAGCATAGGATAAAATTAAATCATACTTATTTTTTAGACCTTCAAATGTTTTTGAAATACAATAACTTTCAAAATTTTTACAAGTACTGTCCTCTCCATAAAAACGAGATAACTCTATACAAATTTGTTGGGGCTCATTATCAAAAAGACAAGAAATACAATGACAATTTGCTGGAACAGAATAAATGCAACAACCCACTAATTTATCTTCATAATAGAAACCAAACCTATATTTTACAGCTTGTGGAATTTTATGGCTATAATGATTTTTCTCTATATATAATTTTGCTGTATTGTGGTCTATTGTTTTCATTGCTATCTTAGACAGTTCAAACATTTTCAGCCTTTATTTTCTCCTTCTTTAGAAGTTTCCTTGCTTTTTTATTTAATATTTTTATAAATCTTTTCTTTAGTGGTTTTTCTTTTAATTCTAATCTATTACCATAAATTTCTTTCATTTTACCAACTGCTTGTGTTCCATGCCTATCATATAATGTTCTTGGTGATATTCTTTTACCATCAATAAAAAATAAAGGATGGCCATCTTTCTCAATAATCCCATCAAATATCCAACCACTTGCTTTATACACCATCCCATCATGTCCTGCAAAAGGGTCTGAATAAGTAACAATTATATCATAATTATACTTCTTTTTAATTTCTTTAATTGTTTCTGCCGTTAAACTACTCATGCTCCATTTATGTCCATCTTTGCCAACCATACGAGCTAGTTCAATTACTTTTAAATTTTTCTTTTTATAATTCTCTTCATAAATACGAGACCTACAATTTGTAAATACTAAACACCCTTCTTCGTGACCATAGGCAAATAAAATACCTCTAACCTCTCCTAAATAATGCCAATTATTTAACATTGTATTTGCTACTTTTTTATCTAATTCAATAACTCGTGGCGTTTTAACTAACCCACTTAACTTGTAATCCATATTATATTCCCATAGAATAACATAAATCTTCTAAATATTGTGTTTGTCTCTCATTTAAATTTAAAGAATCTTGTATACGTCGTAATCTATCTTTCTGCCAACCAGAACCAGTTCCCAAATAATAATTCTCTGCACGTCTCCATAAATAGGAAAGTCTCTCCAATACTTTAAATTCAGCATACCTTACTTGTATATCTATAGGAATTGGGCAATGATATTTTTGTGCAAGTTCTGTTAAATCATGTAAGGAATAGCATACATTATTTTTATCCCAAATTTCCATGTGTTTACAATAACCCTCATAATCAGCTTTCATACAATCTTCTCCTTCTTCTTTCCATGTTCCACGTGGAACAATTTATTTTCAGATATTTACAAACCCATCTTCATCCTTATAATCTTCTGCAATGTCCCTTAACTCATTTAACATATTTCTAACGGTTTCAATATCGCCATAGATACCTATATCAGATTTTCTTTCATCATACTCGCACATACATTTTTCACCACAATCTGGACAAGTATCATCACTATCTTTATATCCAACAAATCTTAAGATGAAACATCCTTCTGGATGGGTTGCACTATAGCGCATAACCATTTCTTTAATATCAATAAGCTCTGGCAACATGCTTTGTTCGTTATTTTCTTCCATTATTTTCTTTCTCCATAACCAGAAATATTAATAGTAAAATTAAAATTTTTGGGATTTGTGCATTTAGTTAATAAACTTGCACTTTCGTTAAATGGTAAAGACTCATCAAAATCTCTAACTTCCCAATTAACTTCTATTTCTGGCACTACATTACACTTTGTTAGTATTTCTTCTATCCCCTTTAAAAATGCTTCTCTTTCTTTTTTAGTTAATTTTTTAGATGGTTTATACATTATTCCTCCTTTTATATCCTTTCTGCATTATCTATTTCTTCTATTAATGTTATGAGTTCTTCTTTTGCTTTTAAAAATGCTTCCATATGCCCTTTCTTATTACCATCAAATCCAATTGCGTCTGTAAGTTCTATTAGAATATTGTTTATTCTGTCTTCATCCTTGTTCATTGTT